TTAGTTTGCCTTGTACACCGCATCGTGCTTGACGCGCCAGATGCGGCCTATCTTCTGTGGCTGTGGCTGGATGTGGCCTTGGCTCACCCAGCGCAGCAGCGTATTGTCGTGTGGCACCTTGGAGAAATTGAGCTTGGCCCATTCTTGCAAAGTGATGAAGCGCGCCTGCATACCAGGCGCTGGGCGCTGTGCCGTCGGCTGGCGCTCCAGTTCAAGCATCAATTCGGCGATGCGGCGGCGTTCTTCCTGGCTGTACATCATGGTGACGTCTCCTTTGGTAATGGCCGCGCCATCTTCAGCTGGTCCATGGTTCGGGCGATCTCGTCCGGATCGAGCGTGAGCGCCGATTTTCGCGGCGCGAGCAGGGTGTGCAGCTGGTCGACCTTCGCCGTCAGCGTCTCGATGGCGTGCAGCACGTCTGCGATGGACGGATCGAATGACTGCACGAGGGTGAGCGCGGGCGTGCGCGACGCCGGCGGCTGCCGACGCTGGTCTGGGTGCAGCATCATGCACCTCCTGTCGGTGCCGACCAGGCCTGATAGGCGCTGCCCGGTTGGCCAGGCTCGTTGCTGCCAGTGCAGGCCCTCCGGTGGTCAGTCGCACGCGGGCAGCGCTTATTGCCGCAGGTCGGGCATAGCACCATGCGGCAGTCGTCCAATGAGACCGGCCGGCAGGTCGCGCACCAGCATGCTACTTCTGGCAACGCGCGCGGACGGGCGCCGCCGAAGTCGATGCTGGCCAGCGGCGCGGCCTGCGCGGCCTTCATCCAGAACACCTCGACTTCGAGCTCCAGCACCCGGCGCTTCAGCGCGGCATTGTCGCGCGCTTGGCTTTGCAGATCGTGCGCCAGGCGTTCGCGTGGCCAAGTCATCAGAAAGTTGTACAGACTCACGCCCCACCGCCTTCCTGCTGGTGGTGGGCGGCTAGAGCGGCGTCTCGAAGCTCACGCACGGCATTGGCGCATTGAAGGCATGCCGTGCGATATGCGCCATTCGTGCCGTCGGCTTGCTGGTCGCAGGCTTGGGCAGCTCGCTCCAAGGCGAGTGCCGACGCGCGCTGGCCAGCTGCATACAGGGTCACCGCCTGGAACTGCACCAACATGGCCCGCAGCGCCATGACGCTGCCGAACACGATCTGGTCCTTGTCGTCCTCGCGCGCGCCGACGTGGTCGTACCACTGTTTGGTCGTCCAGCTGACGCGCTCGGCCAGCTTCTGTTGCTGCGCTTCGCTCAGTGCCTCACCCTGCACCGATTGCGCTGGCGCGGCATCAGCCGGGGCGGATGTGGGCAACGGTGAGTGTTTCGGCTTTGCGGCCTGTTTGGCGCGGATCTGCTCGACCTTGGTCCAGATGCGCGCCAGCTCCGTTTCGGCGTCCGCGTGCATGTCCAGGTTGTTCGCCAGGCACAGCGCCGCCAGCGTCACCATCACGCCGCCGACCTCCTGCGCAGGCTCGCCGACAGGCCGGCCGTACACGTAGTCCACCAGCTGGTGCGCCTCGCTGGACGTGCAGCCGGTCGACTGGACCAGCTCCAGTGCCTCTTCCAGGAAGCGATGATTGCGCTCTTCGCGGTCGCCGGCGATCATCTCACCGAAGCAGGCCAGCATCCACGGCTGCACCCGCTCTTGGAAGGTCGCGCCGGCGGCACCGATCTCTAATTTCTCGCTCATGTTGCTTCCTCAATAATCGTTATGTCACACGGCCGCACCGGCTCGGCGCTGCCCTCCAGGTAGACCACCATTTCCTCATCACCCTTGTGGTGGCAGAAGCCGGCGATGAACTTCTTGACGCCGGCGTGTCGCACCGGTCGGCACAGCTGCTTGGCGCGGTGAATGCGCATATCGTGCTGCTCGGCCAGGTCGCGTGCGGTAGGCTTCTTGACCTCTTCTGCAGTGGCGCGGGCGTTCATGCCGGCCACCAGCAGATCAGGTTAGCCAGCGCTGCCGCGCCGTAGAGCAGGGCGATCAGCTGGAATGCGCGCCGCCGGGCGTGCGGGTCGCTCGGCAACGGGGCTTGCAGGTCTTCATCGTATTTCATGATCTGCCTTTCTTCTTTTTGAGATAGGGGCGGTCGCTGCCGAATGCTGGCTTGCTGCACGGTGCCAGCGCCACCTCGGGAACTACCAGCGATTCGACCAACGCTTGAAACTGGCTGCGGCTCACCACGCCGAAGTTCTCGCCTTTGAAGCGGATCACATCCCCGGCAGCCACGCCATGCACCTGGCCAGTTAGGATTGAGCGCAATCTGTCGCGCTCGGTCTCGCGTGCAGCGGCGATTGCGCTGCGGCCCACGGTAGTTTGTGCCAGCGCCAACACTGCGACCATTGCGCAGTTTGTGCGCTCGCTGTCGATCAGCATGCGGCCGATCATGATGCCGCTCGCTTAAATTCGATCACCCATACGAATGGATTCGCCGCCCAGCTGCCGGCGCCGTTGATCGATTCCCACAGGTGCTTATAGCGCTTGGCGTAGGTATCGCAGTCAACGCAATCCACATCCTCGATGACGCCGCCATTCGGCCCTAGCGCACGATGCAGGCGCGTGCCGCCGCAGCGGTCGCACAGCGTCCAGTCTGCCACTTCGCGTTCGCTATCGAGGCGCTCGCAGCCTTCCGCGTCGGCGTCGGCTTCGCTGATGTCGTTCAGGCGCTCAACACGCACGCCCGTGATTTCCAGCTCGATGCGGCAAGCCGCACGCGGCATGAAAATGGCAGGGCGCTTGTACCAGCCGGGCAGCGCACCGCCGCGTCCGGTCGCCAGCGGCACGTCAGGGCTGTCCGCGTCGTACTGGTAGCGGCGGCCGCACTCGACGGTCATGTCGATGAAGTGCCATTCGTCGCGGCGCTTCTTCTCGCTGTAGCGAGTCATCCATCGGCCGTAGGCGTAGAAGGTCTCCCGCACCCGCAGGCGGTCGTCTGGCTCGCCATATGGACAGAAAATCTCTTCGCTGAGGTACGCACCGCCGCCAACCGCTTCGGCACTGAAGCGCGCCGGGGCCGGCCCGCAGTCGCGTGGAATGCGGAAGCCATCGAATTCAATGCCTGGGGCGCCGCCATCGACGTAATTCAGGCCTGGCAGCTTCACAACGCGCCGCGTCTGCGACTTGCTGTCGTCCAGCAACGCTCGCACCATCGGCGCGCTGAAGAGAATAGGGCGCTCTTTCATTTGGCCTCCGGGAAACCGTTGTGTTCGAGGCCATCCAGCAGTCGGCCGGCGGCGCGCTTGCCGACGCGCGCCATATGGGTGCCGTCTTCGAAGTGGTGCCACTTTGGGCGGTCGGTGAAAGGTGCTGCGCCTTCCACCACCAGTACCTTGCCTAGCACGCTGCGCTCAGGCTTCGCGGCCAGCCATTCACCGTGCTGCTTGAATAGGAACGGCACGCCGGCGTTACGGCACTGGTCTCGGATGCTGCGCACCCACTCGGGATGCATCGGGCGTGCGCCGGCGCCGCTCTCGCCGCCGACGATGACCCACCAGTTGCCCAGGTACAGGCCGATCTGGTTGAATCCCGGCACCTTGGCGAAGTCGACCGGGCCCAGCAGCGGTTCCATGCTCAAGAACTTGACCCTGGCGTCCAGCTGCAGCAACTTGGGAATGTCGCGGTTGGCCTCGGCCTGGCTGGTGATCGTCGCCCCCAGCCACACGTTGGGGTAGAGGCGGTCGAAGTCGAACGGCACCGGCAACATGTTGCCGGCGTTGCCGATCCGCTTTGTCAGCAGCAGCCAATCCAGATTCGGCGTCGCCTCGATCAGGCGGAACAGATCCTCACGCCATGCCGGGTCGACCTCGTTGTCGAACACGTCGGCCAGGCTGGCGCAGAACACGCGTTGGCGGTGGCCGTGCGCCGCGTAGAACTCGGCGTGCGCAGCGTTCCATGCAAGCGGTTTGCGCCAGTTGGCGGCGCTGGTGCGGCGGCGCGGCGCGCCCGGACCCCAGTTCACGGCCGTGCCGCCAGCGCACCGCGCGTTGCGAGCCTCTGCGTAGCAGTGGTCGCAGCCCGGGCCGACTTTGGTGCAGCCTTCCCACGGATTAAGCGTGTGATCAGCCCACTCGATCTTTGTGTTTTCGCTCATGCTACAATTTCCTTATGAAAACATTAATTGAATTCTTCGACCCGCCGATCATGCGGCTGTGCCTTATGATCTTCATCGGTATGGCCGCTTTGGCCGGGTACAACTGGATTCCTTGGTCCTGCTTAACCGCATCGGATTGGGCCGCTTGGGTGGGTGCGATTGGAACTGTTGGCACATTGATCGGCACCATCTGGCTTGCTACCTCAGCCGATCGCAGAAGACTGCACGAGGAGGCCTCGCGTGCAATAATTTCGGCCCATGCGCTGCATCTTCGGATCACATCCGCATGGGAGGTCGTTCGCAAAGCGATAGAAAGTCTTGAGAGCGAGTCCATACAAGGATTTAAGTACCAGCAGATAGCTGAAACGATTATCGATACAGCCCTCTGGACGGACGAAGAGGTTTTGCCATTGCTGATTCTGCCCCGCAACGTGGCCGCAGAACTTGTTGCCACTCGTGACACACTCCAGCATTGCGTCCGACTCCTCCAGTCTGGCAACCCGAATAAACTCATGAGTCCGGAGCGTTCGCCGGAAATCGAGCAGGTTACGATCCGCTATCTCAGGCAGGTAAACGCAGGCCTTGATATGGTTTCGAGCGAGTGCCAAAAATATCTGCGCAGAACTATGCACGTCGAGTTTTGATGTGCCCGTCACTGCGGACTCCTACAAATAAGAAGCTCGCGGTTGCCATTCGACTGCATCGGGCCGACAACTTTTCCTTCCATCGCCTCCAACAGCCGCGCCGCACGGTTGTAGCCGACGCGCAGGTGGCGCTGCACCAGCGATATTGACGCGCGCTGGTTGGCGCGCACCACAGCCACGGCCTGTTCGTACAGCGGATCGGTAGTGCTGCCGTCGCCGGGCGGCCCCTCGGCGCGAGCGCCCAGTTCCACCGACCTGCCGCTGACTGTGATTGTCGCGGTGACGCCATCCTTGGCCAGGCCTTGGTGCAGGCGGCGCGCGGCGGCCAGCGCGGTGCCGTCATCGACGATGCGCTGCTCGCGTACCGGCTCGTCGCCCTTGGCGTGCGTGCGCGGCGCCGGCATCTTCTGCTCGCCGGGCGCTTCCATCACCGCCTCGCCGCCCAGCGCTTCCACCACGTCGGCCAGCAGCTTGGCCAGCTCGCCGGTCATCAGCATGAAATCGCCGTCGAAGCGCTCTTCGTCGTTGCGGCTGGTGATTTCGCGCTCGGTCAGCACGTCCAGCGGCTTGACCGACTTGACGGCCAGGCTCTCGTCAAGCACGAAGCTAATCTTGCTTTCCCAGGTCATGGCCAGGCGCGTGCACTGCTTGCCGGCGTCGATATGGCGGCGCACGTCGGCCGGGTCCAGGGTGTGCTTCTTGTATGCGACTTGCGCCTTGCTCTCGCCGGTGGCGCGCAGCGTAGCGTCCTGGTCGACCGTGAAGCCGGCCGGTGCCTCGTCTGTGGCCAGCCACTCCGTCATCACACCAACCGGCGAGCGCTGCACGCGCAGGCTTTCCAGCGGCATGCGGTCGACCGCCTTCAGCAACAGCTTGATCGCCTCGTCGGCCTTGGCCGGGCTGGCCGCGTCCACCACCAGCCAGCCGCCCACCGGATCGATCCAGCAGAAGGTCTGCGCCTTGATGCTGAACGCGCGCGGCAGCAGCTCGTCCGCGACGCGCTCCTTCAGTTCCTTCATGGCCTTCTTGCCGGGCGCGAAGCCTTGGGCCTCTTCCATCTCCAGCGCGCGGGCGGCTGCCACCTGGTTGATGACGGTTGACGGCAGCAGCTTCTTCTCGGTTTCGAGCTTGAGCAGCATCTGCTGATTGACGGTGTGCACCAGGCCGCCACCCGGGCGCGGCGCGGACCAGCCTTGGCGCAGCAGTTCGTTGCTGCTGGCGGGCGCGAAGGCCTGCGAAGCGAGGGCTACTGCCAGCGCGTCGGCGGTCATCGCCCACGGCGCAGGGAGGCGGTAAATCTGAAGGTTGCGAAAGAACATGAGGAATCCTTGTGTATGACTGGCCGGTTATTCCGCGCGCGGCGCGACGTCGGCTTCGGTGACGGTGTACCGCTGCACGTTTTTGACGGTGTAGAAGGTTGGCGGTGCATGCTTGGTGATCCAGCCCGCGAGGAACTCGCTCAGCTCTTGCACGGCATTCGTGCTGACGTCTGGGTAGTCCTCACCGTATTCGCCCGCGATGTCGTATGCGCGTTCACCCATCGTCTCGATGATGTCGTCGACGTCGATCAGTTCTTTTGGCTCCGGGTGCATCGCTTCGGCGCGAAACACTACCGCACCCACCTCAAGATCATGGTTGCCGATGAGGTCGTCCAGCGTGCGCGCGTTGAAGTTCTCTTCATCGACGGACCAGCATTCCTCGGCCGTCGGCGCGGCGTTGTTTTCGGTTTGGGCATTCATGTGAACCTCAGTAGTTGATTGATTACTTCGTCCAGGTCTTGCCTGGTGTATCTGGTCAAAATGCGCCGCAGCACCACGTCCACGGTCGCGTTGTACAGCTGTTCAAACTCGATCTCATCCATCAGGCCGAAGCTGATACTCTTCGCCTCCAGCCTGACCTCGCTCCGCAGGTTCACCGTCGACTCGTAGAATCCGGCCAGGATGATCAGATCCTTGCGGAAGCGCTCTTTGTTCTTCGCGACTGGCATGCCTTGGTAGGTCAGGCCGTCGCGCGGTTCCCACTGCTCGAAAGCGAAGTCCAGCAGCGCGAAGTACTTCTTATGAAACTTGTAATTCCTGACCCGCTTAAAGTCGGCGTGGGTCAGTTCGCCGGCCTTCATTTTCTGGATGAAGGCCGCCGCAGCCTCGTCGTGTGGCACGAGGATGTTGGAAACCTTCATCAGTACGATGTCGGTCAAGGCGGTCCCCCGACCATGCTGTAGTAGCCCATCAATCCTCCCCGTCGCAGCAAATGCTCCGCACGCCGTTGCTGCGCAGCAGGTACGGTTCGCCGTTCGGCTTGAACTGCGAGCCGCTGTAGCGCTGGCCGCTCGGCAGCGGCTGGCCATAGAAGCGCTCGTGGTATGCCAGCGCTTCGCCTTGGATGCGCGCCATCAGCACCTCGGTGCCGACACGGCGCGCCCACACCCACTGCGGCCCGTCTTCGGTGTCATGAATCGACAGGGTGAACCAGCCCTCGCCGGCGGGTGGCTCGCAGAACCAGTCACGGACGTGGCCGGCCTCGTGCTCGTAGTAGGCGATGTAGGCCGGATTGGTGTCGGCTTCGCTTTCGAGAGAGTCGAACTTGTACTCTAGGCCCTGCGCGAGCATCCAGGCGGCGTAGGCTTGGTGATCCTCTTCGAAGTTGGGCAGTTCGGGATGCCACCACCAGCCGTCGTCATCGCGCTGTTCGTGCGCTGGGTAGATCAGCGCCGCAGCGGCGGCTTGTTGGCGCTGGAGTCGGCCGCGCGTGCGCAGATGCATCTGGCCAAAGAACAGGATCAGCAAGCTGGCGCAGATCAGCAGTGCAGAGATGTTTTGGTTGCTCATGCCACGCCGCCCAGGTCAGCCACACTGATCACGATGCCACGGCAGTACACGATGCCGTCTTCCATAATTTCGAAGGTGGCGTGAGGAATGTCGGTACGGTAGGTCCAGCTGGTGTCTTCTTCTTTGGCCCAGAACGCATCGACTGCGCGGACGTGCTGCACGCGGGCGGCGTAGTCTTGCAGGCCCTCGTCGTTGTCGATGTCCTCGCGGTAGGGCAGCAAGCCCTTGGAATCGATCAGGGCGGTACATGGCGCGCCGCGCTCGTCGTTGATGGCGCCGCGCAGTTCCATCAGATCGTCGCTGGCGCCGAAGATCACCACCAGGCCTGCCGCTTTGGCCTGGGCCTGCTCTTCCGCCGACAGGTCAAACGGGTACTCGCGGCCGTGCAGCGCCACGGCCAGCGATTCCTTGGTCAGCGCCGACGTGGTTGCCACTGGCACCGCCGACGGCACGCCCAGGTTCTTGTACGGGTATTTTTCCTTCGCTGGCTGGATGTGCGCGATGAAGTGCTTGCCGATTGATTCTGCGCCGGCGAAGGCATCATAGTCCGCCTTCGAGAACTGGCTGTAGTGGTACACGTTGCCTGGTTCTCCCTTTGCGAAAAACTGGACGGCCAGCACCTGGGCCGCCGGATCGTGGCCGATGGCGTGGATTTTGGAAGAAGCGACTTTCATCAGCGGGATGGAATTTGCGGTGTGCATGGTGTTCTCCGTGTGGTTGGTGGTTATGCTGCGTTGCGCAGCTCGCTGCGCAGGGTGGCGATATCGATGACGACCAGGCGGTCGAGCAGCGCGGCCAGCGGCAAGTTGGCGCCGGCGGCCAGCAGGTTCAGGAACTCGATGTCCTGCTGCACCTCGCGGTCGGCGGCATCGAACAGGCCGGCCGTGGTCGCAGTGGCGGCCGGTGCCGGCACAGTGCGCAGCGGCTGGTCGTTGTAGAAGCTGGCGGTGCGGTGGACGTCGGCGACGCCGCCGCCGGGAGCCGTTCCCTGCGTGCTGGTGCGGTCCTGCGCCGCCAGATAGTTGGCTTCCGCGATGGCCGACGCTGCTGCTTGCTGACGCGTGGCGCCGACTGCGGCCGCCTTCTGATCCAGCTGCGCCTTGGTCGCGGCGTTCACGCGGTCGCGCTCGGCCTTCTCGGAAGCGGCTTTCTCTTCGGCGGCCTTGCGTGTCTCCTCGGCAGCGCGCTCGGCGTCAGCTGCGGCCTTCGCGGCAGCCAGCTCAGCCAGCTGGCGGTCGATTTCCGCTTGTGCAAGCCGGTTCTTCTCCGCCTGGGCATCCGCTTCAGCCTTGAGCTTTGCGGCAGCCTCTTCGCGTTCACGCAGCGCTGCTGCCTCTTGCTCAGCGGCGAGCGCGGCCAGTCGGTCAGCCTCGGCTTTCTGCTCGGCCGCAATGCGGTCCGCTTCTGCATCAGCCAGGCGCTTGCGTTCAGCAGCAGCCTCACGCAGCTGCTGCAGTTCTGCTCGCTCGGCGGCGATGCGTTTAGCTTCGGCTTCGCCGGCAGCGGCCGCTGTCTGCGCGACCGTTAATTTTGCTATGGCGTCGGCGTGGGCCAACTTCGCCGCATCCAGCAGCGTGCCGAAGTCGTCGCCCGGTTCGTCCGCGTCCAGCGCGGTCAGCATGGCGCCGATTTCTGCCGAGGTCTTGCCGATCGCCTGCAGCGGCAGTTCGCGGATCGCCACCAAGCGCTGACGGAGTTCTTCCTGGCGCGCGGCCTCGGCCGCCTTCAATTCTTCCTTGCGCTTTTTCTCCGCCTCGATGGCGTTATGGAATTTCGCCTCGTACGGCGCCACCGCTTCGACCAGGTCCCTGTACCGGGTGTCCAGCAGCTTGCCGATCTGGAGGATTGGCGCCTTCCGGTCGGCGCGGGCCTTTTCGCCAGCAATGCGGACATCGTCGCGGAAAGCGGCGCGGTACTTGATGCACACATCCATGCCGGCCGTGGTGCTAGCGTCCGGCGTGATGGCGTCGGCTTCCAATTTCAGCGCGGCCAACTTGTCGTTGAAGGGCTTGAAGACCTCGGCAACGTACTTCGCCGGGTCCAGGGTAATCAGTTGGCTGGCCGCCGGCACGCCGGCACCAGCTTGGATTGCAACGGCGCCAACTGCTTCGTTTTCTGCTGGGTGGTTGTTCATGCTGCTTCCTTGTATTTGAATAGAATTTCTCGGTCGGTGACGCGGCGCTCGAAAGCCGAGAGCTCTAACACCATCGCGTCAATAAACTCGTCATCGCGCATCACGCGCTTGATGTACAGGTCCGTGCCGGCGTTCGCCAGGTCCGGCACGTACATGATGAAATCGCACCACTTGCGAGCGGTGATCCACATGCCGCCCTGCATCTGGTGCATGTATTCGGAGAGGTCGCCGGTTTCCATGATTTCGGCGATCTTGATGCTGTCGATTGGCGCCTTGATTTCGATCAGGCCATCATCGTCAACGAAGCCGTCAGTGGAGTAGCCGAACAGATCATCATCAGTCAGCACCAGCCCCGCCTCGGTCGCCATCCTTTCCGTGTGCGCCTCATAGGCCATCCGCGCTAACCGTTCCATCTCATGGCCGCGATCAAGCACCCAAGCCTTCACTGGAGCGCCATACGGCTTTCCGCTGATGCGCTCAATCGCAAGGTCGGCGGCATATTTGTCAGATGCAATCGACGGGTCGCCTGCCTTACGCTTTCCGGATGTCCGGGTTAGCTTTGACAGCGCGTCGGCGAAGCAGGATGCCGTAATTACGCCAGCGCGGGCCTGGTGCCACTCGGGCGTTCCTTGAGCACATGCGATGAACTTCACGGCGCACCTCCAGACTTTTCAGCCCGGGCGAGCAGGGTGTCAAAGTGCGGCGCCAGAGTTTCCTGCGTAGCCTTCGACAAGCCATTCCAGCTTGCCTGGAAGACTTCTACGCCTTCGGCAGCGATGATTTCCATGTCGGCCAGGATCTCGCCTGCAGCGGTTGACAGGGCCGGTACTGCGGGCTTCTCGGCTGGCTGTGCGGCCTTGAAAGCTTCGCCGCGAGCGGCGACCGCAGCCTTGAAGGCGTTGGACGCGGTTGCATCCTTTGCTTCGTTGATGGCCTTTACGCCGGCTTTCCATACGGCGGTGAGATCGTCGGCTGTTGGCGCAGCGTTGGCCCGCGCCACCCACTCCTCCGCAAGCGCGGTCACCGCCGGTTCGCCAGTCTCGTCGTTGCGCAGCTCTTCGGGCATATCTTCGATGTCCTGGCTGAACATGTCGGATGCGCCGGTGACGGTGAGCGTCATCGCAACATGCGCCCGTTTCGATGCCATTTTCAGCACGGTGTTCGCCTGGTCGGCGGCCTCGGTGCGGATCTGAATTACTTTGTAGACGCCACGATCCCCCTTGCCGAACTTCAGTCGCCGCATGGTCTCCGGTGTCAGATCGAATTCCTCCGTGCAGATGGCCTTGCGCCACTTGTACTTTTCCTCGGCAGACGAGCATTCGCCAACGCCTTCGCCCAGCACGATGCCGGTGGTCTGGTGCGTGCCGACGCAGGTGACGCGGCAGCGCGCAACGCCTTCACCACCCAGGTCTTCGACGCGATAAGACGGCGCGATGCGGAAGGCGACGCAAAGGACTTCGGCACCAGCCTTGTACAGCGTCGGTTTCGGCGTGCCGGGAATCTTCCCGTAGTGCACGCCTTCCTTCATCACGGCGCGCATCACTTCCTGCACTAGGTTCACGCGTTCGCGGATTTCGGCGGCGGAGTAGCGGTGCATTTCGGCGGCCGTCAGGCCGGCCACCTCGCGGGGCGGCAATTCGACTACTGCATTCATTTCATTCTCCGGTTCAGGTTGTTTGCTTCGTTATTCAGTAGCGCCAGGCGCAGCGCATGTGCTGGGCGGTGGCCGGCGCGGTAGTTGCGCAGCGCGGCCACCGCGACGTGGGCGAGGGCGGTCACTTGTCCGACTTGCCTCGCCAGGCGGCCAGCTCGCGCGCCGCGCTTTCTTCCTCGGCGCGCTGGCGGTCCGCGTAGATCACCAGCAGCACCGCAATGGCAGCGGCCGTTAGAATGAAGTCACGGAGTAGCTTCACGGTGCACCTCCTTCTTGCGGCGAGCCATCAGGCGGTCACGCTTGAGCTGGATCGCCGCCTCCATCTGCGTGCGGCGCTGCGCCGGCGGCACATTCAGGCCTTCCATCGCAATCTCGTAGCACCGCAGTTCATGGGATGTCATCTGTGCGTTGTCGGTGAACAGCGTCAGGATTCTCCGGCACGCCACTTCCGCATGCGATGGCGCGGTGCTGGACAGCTGCGCCAGGGGCCCGCAATCGCTGGCATTCATTGGCGCACCCGAATGAACACGCCTAGGGCGCCAGCGTCATATGCCGCGTCCTGCAAGGCATGCGGATTGCCGATGGCGGTGTAGCTGCGCGACTTGTCGTCGCCATCCTTCACGGTGACGGTGTAGGTCAGGCCGAACTCTCGCGCGGCGAGTTGCGGTGCCACGCTGTTGCGGTCACGCCCGGGGATCGGGTAGCGGCTCACGTGGCTGCCGGCTGGCGCCGACTCTGGCGCGTCCAGGTTGCCGGCCATCAGCGATTCAGTCAGGCCCGAATCCTGATAGGCGAAGGCGAGGGCGGCGAATACAGCGAGGCGCGAGTTGCGGCCGGCGGTGATGTGCGTGACGGTGCTCATGCTGCACTCGCAACAGGATTGGCGACCGTCGCTTGGAACGTGACGTTGATGCCGTGCTGCAAGCGGCGTGACAGCTCGGTATGGATGCGCTTGTTGATGTTGTCCATGGCCTTGTCGACGCTGGCGTTGACGTCCAGCTTGCGCATCACCTCGACGGTGACCGCGTCGGCCACGGCGCCGCGCGCCTGGTTTTTCACTTCAGCGACCCACTGCGTCATGTTCTGCGCCACCGCAGCGCGCAGCATCTCGACAGCTTCCTTCTCGACCTTCGCTTTTGCCTGGTCGAGGATCGAGCGCATCTGTTGCTCAGTCAGTTCGATCTGCATCCCGCTCTCCTTGTTGACTTCGTTGTTGGCCGGCTTTCACCATGTCCGGCATGGGCTTGTGTGCGATCAAGCTCGCATGTGGTGCTTCGGTACTGGCGCGTTCGGCGCGAGGCGTACTGACGCATTCCCTACTGATTCACCACACAGCAGCGTGCTGGGCTCGAAACCAGCTCGGTGAAGGCCACGATTTGTTTGCGCCCAGCCTGATTCCGGGTTCATCGCTGTCCGGAGGGTGTCGTCGACTTACGTGGCATCAGCGCGTGTCCATCCACGCCGACGCTGCTGTGTGGTTCCCGCGCTTACCCGGCGCGGGACGGCCATTCAAACGACGCAGTGCAGATCAAACACCGCACGCTCGGCACGGGCTTGCGCCTGGTCCATGGCGCGAGCGCGGACTGCTGCGCGATCAACTGCCCACGACATCTGTTTGAACTGCTCCGGCTTGATCAGGGCGGAGACGTTGATGTTGTGGCCAGCCAGCGTGACAGCCTCGACGCTGCAACCGTCGTCCTCATCCGCGAAGCCATACAGGTCGAGATGGAGGTCGTCGTGCAGGTAGTTGCACATGAGGCAGATCAGGTCGGCGGGCACGGCCGGCTGAGTGATCGCGGGCTTCGCTGGAGTGACAGCGCGAGCGGCGAGCAGGGCGGCGGCGACTGGGGCGTTCATGGTGATCAGCCTTTCACCGGTTGTTGTGCTGCGAAGGCCGCGTCACCGCGGTGAGTTGCTTCTGCGAGGGCTTTCAGTTCTGCTGGGGACATTTCGTTCTCCATCGTGTTTGGTGCGTCGATGGAGAAATAATAGCAAAGCTATTTTATATATGCAATAGCGATGCTATTAATTATTTGCGTAGAGTTGCTATTTGTTGAGAAATTGGAATTAGAAGGGCGGTTCTGTCGTCTCGACTGGCGGAACCATACGCCGCCAGTCGATCTCATCCGTATTGATGTGCTTGATGATGTTGGTGGTGTCGAAGTGCGCGAAGCTGCGCGAGAAGCCGCCAATGCGCGGTGACAGCAGCATCATGGGCAGGGTAACCGCATTCATGAGGGCTCTCATCAATATGAGGGGTGAGCTGGTCGTACAGCAAGCACGCACGTGCAAGAGCCTCGTTTAACATCTTTTTTGCAGAGTGCAATGTCTTCGTCTCAGAGCACGAGGCTGCGCAAACGTAACTCGATACAGTGCACAGAGACTAGTCTCGCGAGAAAAATCTGGAAGGGCCGATCGACTGAATAATTGATTCGACGCTTGCGGACTTTGAAAGGTATTTATCAAAGCCAGCTTCGAATGCAGCTTGTTGGGATGCAGGAGAGTCATATCCCGAGTGTGCGATCAACAGTAGATGGCAAGAATGGGGAATGGCCCTGGCGGCCCTCGCAAATTCGAAGCCATTCATTTTCGGCATGTCTAGATCAGAAATGCACACGTCGGGATTGAACGCTGTTATGCCAGCTAGCGCTGCGCTTGCAGAATAATGGCAGCTGACCTCATAGCCTAGGACTGTTAGCAAGTCGTGCAAAATGTTCGCAACATCTTCATTGTCATCGAGAACGATGACGCGACGCGGGCGTTCGCCCAGAAGTTCTACGGACCCGCCTGCAGGTTGGGGTGTGGCTGGCTGCATAAAATTCCCTTTCGCCCCAGTGGAATGGCACTGAGCGAGGGGAGAGCAGTCAGCCCCTTGATTGTAGTGCATTTTAGTCACTGGTCGTGTTCAGTACAGGGATATTATCGGGCCAGTATGGGAATCGCCGATGCGCGGCGACACCAAGATGATGGGGAGGGTGGGGAAGTAGTGTTGCGCTTCGGCGATTAAGCGCGCGCCAGGTGCCGGGTATGTCTGGTCGGGATTGACGAGGACTGCGGCGAGGGGGATGCCATCGACGGTGATGACTGCGGCTTGGTGTTGCATTTCAGCATTATGCCACAGCTATGTCTGCGCCTCTCGCGGGCTTGGCTTGTTTATCGATGATCCCCTATGCTTCCGCAAGCCAGCTTTACTTTGTAGTGCGTTTGGGCAAATTTGCGAACGCGACCAGTCGGCGTGAAATCACCTCGTATTGTGCAAGCTGACAGCTTGCGTCCCCCTGCGTCACATCCTCGCCTAGCTCATAATCTGCAGTCTCTCTCTCTCGCTTCATTGCGTATAGCGCATCTGCAATACTTTTGCCATCTCGAGAAGGATGTTTTTTAAAACGATTGATGAGGATCCTATGCGTCCCGACGTCCATAGGATTGGCGGGAGGGCACTCGTCGACTAAGCACAGTGCTCTGTGCATTGCCGCGTAATATGTCCGTGAAACGCTATTCCGCCAGTCAATTTCGTTAGCGCCACCGCTAAGCTCCTGGGCAAATCTTAGAAAGTCTTGATGGGATACTGTCATGTCGCTGTCTGATAAATTAACCCAGATACATTTCTACAGGATGGCAGACGATAGAAAAAAGCTCCAGTCCCGTATTTTCAAAATTCTTATTCAATTCATCATATATGTATAGATTGCATTCGGCACATTGTTCATGATTAGCTTTTATATAATAACGTGTGATGAATTCGCCGCTCGCAAAGCTTTTCCGCCTTTGGTGCCTGACCTCATATCCGAAATCCCTCACAGCCCGTCGACTTACCAACAAGCGCGCAAGAATGTCCTCCTGCGTGAAATGCAATTCTTCCGCAGCGCGCTTTAGTTGGATAACGTCTACCATTTTTTGGGTAAGCGATAGTTTTACATCTGCTCGGTGCACTTGATCTATTTCGTTAAAATGAGTTATCGTTAAGTCGAACTGCCCAACCAACCATGGCAGTTCGACTGCCTGAAATCTGACATCGGCATCTAATGGCCATCGAGTGACGGCGTCCCCCATTAAGGTCAGGCCCTCTTCATAATTGCCAAACGAAAATAACACAGAAACAGCGTTTAGAAAACCGACAATTGAGTCGTCCGCTTGATCGGTGCATTTTTTAAGTGCCGCCCGCGCCTCTGACTCTGCTTCGGTGCGCTGGCCCAGCTGCTCATACACCATTGAACGAAGTGCTGACGCTGCGCCACCGTGTATGGCGTTGCGAGCACTGAGATTTTGCAGTCTAACGTTGATTTGGTGGAGGCGAGAGGTGTCTAAATCAAAACCAAGAGCCATAGAGCGCACCTCGTTCCAGAGGCCTTCTAATTCTAAGTGAGGTATTGGAGCTGACATAGTGGTGGTTGTAAACTTTCTGAAATCGGCCTAGAATTTGTTCAGGGTAGGCGGGCCGGCGATAACCGGCCCGCTTTCCTTAGGTCACAGTATGCCGATTTGATGCAGAGCCAAAAGCAGCCCCGAAATGGCAGCAATACACTTGGCAACATCAATCGTTATACTCACCTTTGTTGCTGGCACTTTTGCTTTCATGAGTTAGACCTCGGTGAAAGCTCGTGCGCACGAGCTGTTAGCCCGATGTACTTATAAAGCGCCCTTCCATGGCGCCCGTGGCAGAAATCTGCAGCTCCCCACCACGCCGCGGCGACCGTCCGGTCTATGCGGTTCGGAAGCAAAGTTTCGCTTGTCCGGGCCATCCGGCTGCGGGGCTACGCTTTACCGCCTACACAGCATGCCTGCCGTGTTCCCAGGTGCCCCTGGGATTCTTGTCCCGCGCATCGGATGGTGCGCGGGCTCATTTCTCGCAAATAGCCTTCCAGTGATCTTCGAACTTACAACCAGGCTGAGACGCCACCATGGCCGGAGCAGGTGCCACGCCGGCTCTTACTGAAGCTGTAGCTACCATCCCGACACTTAGCGCTGGCGCCGGCCGGCACCTTGCCGTCGACGCTCTTGGCCGGGGAGTGGACATCCTGGCCAGCCTTGTTGCGGTAGTGGCCGTGCGTTTGCAGGTCGGCTTCGTTTGGCTCGGCTTTCTTTGGGGCGGCTGGCGCGGTAACTGGCGCGCGATCCGGTGGCGCCAGCTGGGCAAGCGCGGGCACAGTCAGGGCCGCGAGAAGGAGCGTAGCTAGAAGTCGCATGTTCATGGCGGTCAACTTCCTATGGCATTGTAATTTTCGTGCCATCTTTGAAGATTATCGCCTCAGGCACAAATTTGGTGTGATACTTTCCCTCTTCAAGATTTGCAAGGGATTTGTGGGCCTCCATGAACTGATTGTAGTCGCGGCTTCCTTCCCAGATCTTCGACTCACCCACCTCGATGCCGTCGTCAAAAGAGAAGCCGACACGTCCCTGTTCTTTATCGAAAATATCATAAAAGTGCACAGTTCCCTTGACCCCAAGAATCGGCTTCGCACCTTTGTTTTCGATGCCTAACTTGAATTCCTGTCGATCCCCGTATTGCCCTGCGCGCGGATTGCTCGGTGCCAAAGTCTTAGAAAGTACGGTTACGGTCACCAGTCCTTGAATTTGTTTTTGGATCTCCGCCTGCTCTGCAAGTAACTTTTTCTTAAGAGCCTCCTGCGCCGCCTCTTCATCCTTGCGCGCCGCCGCCCATTTATTCTGCTCTTCGATGGCACCCCCAATTGTGAGCCCTGGGGTAATGAGAGTTTCCTTACCAAACGCCTGTAAAAACTTTGCGCGAACGAGAAAAGCCGCCACGGTCTGCCTATCGGTCTCACTCAGTTGCTGCAAGGGTTGCTTTAGTTCCGTCTCCCATTTATCTGCATCCGCTGGAATTGCTGTGGACTTTGGGTTATGGCAGGCGGAAAGGGCAAATAGCACGGCAATGCACACGGCAAAATTCTTCATACTGTCCTCGCTGTGGTGATGAGTAGATTGTATGAAAAATTGACAACTGGAAATCTATCCAATTGTTGCAGATTTGGCTATCGATTATCGCAAATAGCCTTCCAGTGATCTTCGAACACTTCACCGCGTGCTCGCGCGAGTCGTGATGACTCGGACGGCATCGGAATTTCGGGATTTGCCTGACGGATTGTTGCCAAGACCTTGTTATACGCAATTTGCTTGTCGAGTATTGCGATAACTTCCTCGTGCGACTCCTCGCCCAGCATGCCAGCGCCTTCAAGGTAGATGATCCTATTGTGCGGACCTGCGATAAAGCGCTTAAAGCCACCGTAGCCGCCCATGCCATTTTTGGCATTCACTTCGCCGCAATGCCAACTCTCCTTGCCTATGCGTTCGTGCCGGAATTGTGCGCTTGCCGGATCGTTCAGCTGGTCTGCTACCAGTTGCCGCGTCTTGGGGAAAACAAACCAATCATCATACTTTGCTGCGATGGTGAATCCAGCGGCCACCGTAGCAAAAGCGGTAGCAGCAGCGACAAGGGCAACTCGATTCATTAACCCTCCAATGCCTTATAGGCGGTCGCGGAAATTCTTCGGTGTGAAGTGCACAATGCGCCCGACAACGATGCAATCCGATCCCCGGCAAGGCACTGGCTTGAACTCTGGATTGTCAGATGCGAGATACCATTCACGGCGCTCGTAGAGAAGACGCTTGATCACCGCTTGGCCTTCGTAGTTCATGGCGAAGACGCCACCATTTTTGCGAACCTTATCGCCCGTGTTTACTACCGCTATGTCGCCTTCGTACAGCAATGGCTGCATGCTGTCGCCCTTGACCTTCACGGCAACGAGCGCTGCCGGGTACAGATCATTCTCCTCCAGCCACTGGCGAGGCACATGGTGTTTCCCACCGTCATAGTCTAATGGTTCCAGAATGACGCGATCTACACCAGCCTGCACGTCGATGGAAACCATGCGGATTTCAACGCTGGGTACCGCATGATCGTCGTCATCCGTGACCGAGCGCGCACCAGGCATTTCGCCTGCAGCCTGAGACGCCTCGTTGATCTGAGCCGCGATAGTGGGGCTGAAGTCGACCACAGCTACCCCGAGGCCGCGCGCGAAGGCGGTAGCAGCTTTGATGTTCAGTGGGCGCCGTGCGAGGAGGTATTGGGAAACCATTCCCTGAGTACCCAGCTCGAACTGCGAGCCGAACTCCGACTGCGAAATCTTCGGCTCGCGTCTATCGAACAACGCCTTGAGACGATCTGCATCGGCGATCTGCCATTGTTCTAGGGGCTTGGGGTCTGCTTTCATGCGCGGAGTATAGCAATGCTATTAATTGTCGCAACGAGCAATGCTATTGACTTATGTAATAGCGGTGCTATTATTGCGCCATGGACCTGAAAAACTACTTCTCAAGCTCGGACACCACCAAGGCTGCCTTCGCTCGTTCGATTGGTGTCTCGTCAGCGCTGCTTCATCAGTGGATCGAAAAGATCCGCCCAGTCGCCCCTCAACATTGCCCACAGATCGAGGCGCAGACCAGTGGAGCAGTTACTCGCGCCGACCTTCGGCCAGATGACTGGCATTTGATCTGGCCCGAACTCGCCACTACCGGAGAACCCCATGAACATCAATGACCCTCGCGATGAAGCGATCCTCTCGCTTGTCGCTTCAATTCGGCAAAGCGATACAAATCGTAACGCTATCGAATTGGCGAATCGCGCCGAGGCGATAGTGCGCTGCACCCAGGGTGCGCAGAAGCTGGCGGCGCAGCTCAATGAAGCCATGGCGGAAAAGGCTCGGGCCGACAGCATCGAGTCGGCGCACAAATGGATGAAAGAACACATGCCGAAATCGGTCTCGACCTTCGGCGGCAGCGACGGAGTGTTCGGTTGGACCGGCACCGACGCCGCTGGCAATCGCGTGACCTGGAAGGTTGAGCCGCCAGCGGCGGCTGTAGTGGGCGAGGGCAATGCGCCGAAGTCGTCAACTGAAACAATGAAGGCTTTCGCCGATTTCGCACCGACCGTGACCGCCGCAGCCGAGAAGCGCTTCGCAGCTGATCCGTTCGCGCGGACGTTTGAGGTGTTGCCCGGCGAGGACGCGATCACGATCAAGCTATATCCGCGCCTTGGTTCCGTCCAATATCTAGTCAGCGCCACAGGGCCACGGTCGGCTGCGATCAAAGTCGAAGCGGCTCTACCGAAGTTCGTCCAGGTTGAACGCCTGGCCGAGTGCGAGCCCGGATCGTAAGCATGTAAATCGTTAGCCCGGACATCTCTTGAATGTCCCATAGGCGGGCATGCACCTCCGCCACACGACCATCGCCATAAGTGATGAGGTCGCCGACAGATGGTGTCGGTGCCTTTAGAGGCCAGCCAGAAGTAGGTTTGTCGTCGATTTGAAGCTGGACCTTGTACGAAATAGTGTCGTCTGCCATGGGAGATCCCTTCGTAAATTGTTGTTGGGGAATAGCAATTTAACACGATGGAATCTCCCGCCCGAATATTTGAAAGGAAGCTTGATGAGCAACCACGAAACCCTGGCCGCCGCGCTGTTGGCCGCATTCAACCTGGATGCCGACAAGGCTGATCCAGCAGTCGTTGCCGGCGCTGCCGCTGGCGTGCTCGTGGCGCTGCAAGAGCCGCTGCTGACCGAGCTGCGCAAGCAGACCACGCTGCTGGAAGTGCTGGCGAAGCAGGGCGACCGCGCGTTGCACGTCGGTATAAACGGCACCGCATACGGCATCACCTCGGCCGCCGCAACCGTTGCGACCGGCGCTGCCGCATCCGGCCTGCCGGGCTGACAAGCACCACCACCAAATTCGCACGACCTGAATCATTTGCATCACCTGAAAGCCTGAATCACTTTTATAGGAAACCACCATGAACACCAAGATGCCGAAACCCCGCGTCCTCGTCGCGAAAGCACTTTTTAACGAGGATGAGTACCGCGACTTCAGCCAGGCCTGCGCCGATGCCGGGGAGTCGCAAAGTCGGACGCTGCGCGGTTTGGCGAACGACTGGGCGGCCCGTTTTCGCAATGATAAGCAACGCCGCGCGCAGGCGGAATGGCCTAAAGCCGGCCAGAACATGGCCATGTTGCTGCCTGGGCGCGCGAACTTCGCGCAGCCGCGCCACCACATGCGCATGTGAATCCTCGGCCAGCCAGTCGCCTACGCCGCCAACGTAAAGGAGCCACCGTGAACCTGACCAGAAACATCGCACCAACCATGAGCAGCCGCTTGATCGCGGAACTGACAGGCAAGCGCCACGACAACGTGCTGCGCACTTGCCGCGATCTACGCGCTGCTGGGGTGTGTCCTCAAATCGAGGAGACCCCATACAAGCACCCGGCCAATGGCGAGACCTACACCGAGTACCTGCTGGAAAAGCGGGACAGTCTGGTGCTGGTGGCGCGGTTGTCGCCGGAATTCACCGGCGCCGTGGTCGACCGCTGGCTCGCGCTGGAAGCCGCCGCAACATCGCCGGCCGTTCCAGCGCTTCCCGACTTCACCAACCCTGTGACCGCCGCGCGCGCCTGGGCGGATGAAGTCGAGAAGAAGCAGGTGCTGGAGCATCAGCTGGCCGCCGCCGCGCCGGCGCTGGAGTTCGTGGACCGCTACGTCGACGCGTCCGGCCTGCTCGGTTTCCGCCAGGCGGCCAAGGTTTTGAAGATCAAAGAGAACACCTTCCGAGAGTTCCTGCTGGAGAAGGGCATCGCCTACCGCCTCGGCGGCGAGCTTGCGCCGCGCGCGGAGCACCTGAACGCGGGCCGGTTCGAGGTTAAGGCGGGCGTCTCGAAGCATAACGAACACGCGTTCAACAGCATGCGCTTCACGACGAAGGGGTTGCACTGGGTGGCCGGCGAGTTCGCCAAGCACCAATTGGCCGCGCAATTGCACCACCACTGAATCCGGGATGCCGTGCCCCGACGAGCACGGCGACATAAAAAATGGAGAACCCAATGTCATTAGCAGCAGAAGCCCAACCGGGCGCCCCAGCTTTCCTGGACACCCTGATAGCAAACCTGAAACTGAAGAACGACGCCGACCTGGCGCGCGCCTTCGAAGTTGCGCCACCGGTGATCAGCAAGATCCGCCACCGCAAGCTGCCGTTCGGCGACAGCATGATCCTGAAAGCGCACGAGAAGTTCAACTTCGCCGTCGCCGACATTCGTGCGGGCCTGGCTGGGAAAGCGACTTAAGGCGCGCAGACAAAAAAATGGCCGCATTTACACGCGGCCGAATATTAGGGTTGCTACGCGGAAAATCTTAACACGATTGCGCTAAGGAAATCTTACTTTGCGGAAGTTGGTTGCGCCAACGCAACGAACGAGTCTACCAGAGGATCACATGTCCACAACTACACAACATGGACCGGCGCCAGCACAGACTGGCACGCCGGAAGCCACCGCCTTGCGCAAACTTGGCGATTGGCGAGAAAAAGACCGCGCGCACCTGGCGCAGAAGGCCGACCGCGACGCCCAACGCGCCGAGTACCGCGCCCGTCAGGACCTGCGCGGTGCCGCCGACAAGCTGAGCGGGAGCGGACAGCCATGACGATCACCGTTTTTCCACCGAAAGGCAGCCGCTCGCACGCGCTGCTGGTCGCCCTCCAGCAGGGCCCGGCCACATTCTATCAAGCCTGCGAGCGCGCCGGCTTCGACATCGAGGACTCGCGCCTCGAAGAAGCGCTGCGCCACATCTTCGACCACATGATCGGCGGCAATGTACGCCTGGTCGGCATCACGTACCACCTGACCGCTGAGGCGCGCACTGCGCTGGGCGAACTGCAGCCGACGCCATACTGCGGACAGCTTGCCGGGCCAGCATATCGCGGCATTCCTCACCCGACGACCGTCTACATCACCCGTCGTCCGGAAGGAGCGCGGGCATGATCGCGATCGATCTGTTCGCCGGCGCCGGCGGATTTTCTACGGGCGCGCAGATGGCCGGCGTTGATGTCGCGTGGGCTGCCAACCATTGGCCGGCGGCCGTAGAAATTCACTCGCAAAACCATCCCCACGCCCAGCATGCGTGCCAAGACCTGCACCAGACCAACTGGCGCGACGTGCCGGCACATGACCTGCTGATGGCGTCGCCGTGCTGCCAGGGTCACAGCAAGGCACGCGGCAAGGAAAATGGAAACCCGCAGCACGACGCCAGCCGGTCGACCGCGTGGGCGGTTGTTTCGGCTGCCGAATATCACCGCCCCGAATTCCTGCTCGTTGAGAACGTGCCGGAGTACGTATCGTGGTCGCTGTATCCGGCGTGGTGCTTGGCGATGGAGGCGCTGGGGTACAGCCTCACTCCGATGATCGTCGATGCCGCTGATCACGGCGCGCCGCAGCACCGCAGCCGCCTATTCATTGCCGGCGTGCGCGCGAAGCATCCGTTGTGGCTGGATGTGCCGAAGCGCGCGCACATCCCGGCCAGCAGCTTCATCGATTTCGGTGCCGGCAGCTGGCAGCCGATCGAGAAGCCGGGCAGGGCGGCGGCCACGCTCGAGCGTATCGCGGCCGGCCGGCGCGCGCACGGCGATCGGTTCATTTCCAGCTACTACGGCAACGAGAGGGGCGGTCGCTCGATTGCACGGCCGATCGGCACCATCACCACACGCGATCGCCACGCGATCATCGATGGCGCCCGCATGCGGATGCTGTCCGCCCAAGAGTGCCGCGCGGCCATGGGCTTCCCCAGCGATTACATCTTGCCATCGGCGCACCGCGACGCTGTCCACATGCTGGGCAACGCCGTGTGCCCTCCGGCGGCGCGCGACATCATTCTTGCCATGAGGGAGGCGGCGTGAACGGCGCGCAACTCGCGTTCGACTTCGGCGCGCCGACGGCCGTTGCGCCGGTGAGCCGGAACTGTGTTGCGCGCGATGCAGAGGAGGGAGCGGAGGCGCGTGCCTACTGGCGGGTCGGCATGGTCACGAGCATGCCGCTGTGGGCGGAGGTCCAGGACAGCACGCAAAAGTATACGCAGATGCTACCAGGCGTGGTCGAGGGGATAGACGGCGACCGCGCAGCGGTCCGTATCTACGCGGCACCGGAGTATGGCTACTGGCTGGAAGACTATCCGATCCACAAGAAGCTGGCCGTGAATGTGCCGCTGCGCGACCTCGGTCGCTACGCCCTCAACGCGGGATTGGAGCGCGTGGTTGCCGCCGGTCTGCTCGCAACTGGCGATGCCGCGTTGGCCGCCGAGGTGCGTGCACATCACCGGAACGCGATGTCGGGCTTCACGCACGAGCGTGAGATGGGGCTGGTGGCTGCGTGAAGTCAGCGTTCATCAGCAATATTGTAGACCTGGCGCAGACGGATAGCCGCAGGATTCACGCATTCCATGCAGGCGCCCCAATCACCTCCGCGCACTGTCGAGATACTCCAGTTGCAGCCCATCTCGTCGCGCGCGTGCCAATAGACGCCGCCAAATACCGCATCGGCGCAGTCGGCGCATTGGTCGGCTGCCTGGTGAATCAGGTTTTGCAGTTGATCTTTTGTGCGGATTGGTCGGCCGTCAGCACCAATTTGTGCCTCCAGGTGCTGCCGTGCGTCGACTTCAGCGTCGGCTCGATCTTTAAAGCTGATGAGGGACGAATCGGATTTCACCAGAGAAAACGAGGCGTCGCGGCAAGTGATTACCCAGTTCCATCGTCCCTTTTCGTTTTCAACTGTCTGTATCGCAATGTCCATTTCGCCTCCATTGTTAGAAAGGCAAATATATCATGATCTACGACCTCTCCCGCGCGGAGCGCCAGCACCGCGCCATTGCCAACGAAAAGCCGGGCCCGGTGCTGGAATCGAAGCGCTGCGCCTGCAGCAAGGCCTCGCCGGCAAAGGTGTTGGCACAGTACGGCAAGTGCCACGGCTGCCAGCTGGCAGACCGCATCGCCACGCTGCACGACGGCGACTTGGAGATCCTGCGCCACATGGTCGGCGCCACCGATCACCACCCGCGTGCGCGATGGGGTTTCCGCAACGAATACCTGGTGAACCGCCGCGACCTCCCATCGATGGAGCGCTTGGCCGCCGCTGGTTTCGTGCGCGCCGGCGCCGAGCTGCTCCAGCTGCAGTACTTCCACGCCACGGTCGCCGGTTGCAAGCTGGCCGGCCTGTCAGCGAAGCGCACTGAAGTGGCGCTCTCGCTGGGAGCGCGGCCATGACGGTCAAGTCGCAAACGGCAGTCGTCTACCAAGGTGGTCGGCGCCGCTGGTTCTCGCTGGCGGCAGCGTGCCGCGCTGAAGCGTCCAGCATTGCCAATAAATTCTGCGACTGCGAGGAAGGCGACCAAGTAACGCCGCCGATCAACTGCCGCTTGCACGCTGACCCAGTGCGCCGCGAGCGTCTGCTCAAATGGCTGGCCGCCCGACTACTCCAGCAGCACCAGGTCGAGCCTGTCGTCGTTGCCGCGCCGGAGCAGCGCGCACTCGCTGCGTGTCGCGAACTGGTTGCTGCTGGCGCCGAGGTCAAGCGCTTGTCGAAACTGATCGGCGAGGGCATCGGCAATTGCCCGCTGCTGCTGGACCCTGCCGAATATGGCCCGAAAGGTCCGGCAACTCACTTGTCGAAAGCCTACGCTGCCGAAGAGATTGATAACGACCACTCCTACGGCACGCACAAGGAATGGCTTAGCCGCGCCGAGGTGTTGGAAATCCTGAGCGAGTGCCCGCACTGCATGGCTGCGCATCTGGCGATCCAGGAGCGTAAAGTCGCACGGCAGCGGCTGGGCCGGGCGCGCCGTGCGGTGTCGATGATCGGGAGGGCCGTACCTTGAACACTCGGATGCTATCGATCGACGATCCACGGCGCAGCATCACCTATACCGTCGATATCCCGATGGATATGGGGCCGTTTCACTACTTTGCGGCCGCTGCTCGAATTCTGGTTGCCGAACGTGAGGCTGAACTAGAACGATTCGCCATCTCGGGCGCCATGCCGCGCGACCTGTGCGTCGTCGTCTCGCAGTTCATCGCTATCACGCCGGGCGCTTCGCTGGGCCTGGCTGTACAGCAGCCGTGGAGGGTGAATTAATGGCTCACTGTTTGAAGAATGCAGCCACCGATACCACAAGTGCTAGGAGCGATACAAAGGCGGCGAAGAGGGCGGCTCGGGCTGACGTGCCTGACGTTTTTGCCGATTCAACTGCTGCAGTTGCTGAGACTTCCGCCGCGTCTGCATTACGTTTGGCGATCTCCAAGTGTTTGCGCTCAGCGGCGTCACGCGCGGCTGTTTCGAACTCGTCGATCCACTCTTGGATATACGGGCCATTCTCGTTAAAGGCAAAGCTTGCGACATTTCCGCGCGCCCAGTGGATGCCCATCTCGTCGCATCGGGCGCGCATGCGGTCTCGTTGGTGCATTCGAACTCCTTTCGAAATGGAAATCTTAGCATGATGCGCCGCTCCCCCATAAAGCCCGGCACCGCGCCGATGAAGCGCACCGCGTTCGCGCGCGGCGAGCGCATCGAGGCCCGCGAGGTGACGAAGACCATCACCAAGGCCGCGCGCGGCCGCAGCCTCAGGACCAAGGGCCCGAAGATGACGCCGATCCGGAAAGCGGCGCGTGGCCAGGACTGCACCATCGTCCTGCCGGGCGTCTGCAACCGCGACCCAGCAACGTCCGTCCTCTGCCACAGCAACGAGCTGGCGGATGGCAAGGGCATGGGCCTGAAGGCTCCGGACACGGCGGCGGCGATCGGTTGCAGCGCCTGTCACGACGTGCTTGACGGCCGCCGGCCGCGCCCGGCATGGCTGACGAAGGACATGGTGCTGGCGGCATTCCGGGGCGGCATCGAGCGCACACACCAATTTTTACGCACGAAGGGATTGATCGAATGATGCAGAAGCGATTGCAGGCGCTTGGCCGCCTGAAGGTCGGCGCCATGAACAAGACGGAGCAGGCCTATGCCGCGCTGCTGGAGCGCCGGCGCGCGGCCGGAGAGATCCTCTGGTTCAAGTTCGAGGGCCTGAAGTTTCGCCTGGCGGACAACACGTTTTACACGCCGGATTTCGCGGTGATGCTGGCCAGCGGCGCCATGGAAGCGCACGAGGTCAAAGGCGTCTGGCAGGACGACGCCCGCGCCAAGATCAAGATCGCCGCCGATATGTACCCGTTCCGCTTCCTGGCCATCAAGGCGAACCGGAAGACGGCCGGCGGCTGGGACATCGAAGAATTTTAACAATACAAACTACACGGACAAAATATGAGCGCATTTAGCACTGAAGAACAAAAACTGCTGGTCCAGGCCGATTACGGCCAGTTCCTGCGCGAGAAAATCAAACTGGCGCAGAAGAAGGGCTTCGACGTGCCACTGGAGCAGATCCACCCGGGCCTGAAGCCGCACACGCGCGACATCGTGCGCTGGGCGCTCGCCGGCGGCCAGCGCGCTATCTTCGCGTCGTTCGGCCTGCACAAGACCAGCACCAATCTGGAAGTGATGCGCCAGATCGGCATCCACCGACCGGGCGGAGTCCGCGGCATCGTCGCGCCGCTGGGCGTGCGGCAGGAGTTCTCGCGTGAGGTTGCGAAGCGTTTCACCGGCGGCCAGGCGGTCGACCTGCGCTTCATCCGGACCGACGCCGAAATCGATGACCCGGCCACTATCTACATGACGAACTACGAATCGGTCCGTGAGGGCAAGGTCGACGTCAGCAAGTGGCGCGCGGCCGGCCTGGACGAGGCCAGCGTGCTGCGCAGCTACGGCAGCAAAACCTATCAGGAGTTCCTGCCGATGTTCGAGGGCGTCGAGTTCAAGTTCGTCTACACGGCCACGCCAAGCCCGAACCGCTTCAAGGAGCTGATCCACTATGCCGGCTACCTGGGCGTCATGGACACTGGGCAGGCGCTGACGCGCTTCTTCCAGCGGGACAGCGAGAAGGCCGGCAATCTGACCCTGTATCCGCACAAGGAACATGAATTCTGGCTCTGGGTGGCCAGTTGGGCGGTGTTCATCCAGCGCCCGAGCGATCTTGGCCACTCGGACGAGGGCTACGACCTGCCGCCGATCGAGGTGCGCTACCACGAGGTGCCAAGCAACTACGAGACTGCTGGCGCCGAGAAGAACGGGCAGGGCCTGTTGATCCCGAACGTGGCCATGGGCTTGTCCGCTGCCGCCGGCGAGAAGCGCGACAGCATGGGTGCGCGCATTGCCAAGGTCGCGGAGATCATCGCGGCGGATCCGGAGGATCACTTCATTATCTGGCACGACCTGGAGGACGAGCGCCACGCCATCCAGGCGGCGATCCCGACAGCAGTGAGTGTCTGGGGCACCCAGGACATCGACGAGCGCGAGCAGCGTATCGCTGACTTCAGCGACGGCAAGTTCCCGCTGTTGTCGACGAAGCCGATCATCGCCGGCTCCGGCTGCAACTTCCAGGTGCACTGCCACCGCGAGATCTTCGCGGGCATCGGGTTCAAGTTCAATGACTTCATCCAGGCGATTCACCGCGTGCAGCGCTTTCAGCAGACGCATCCGGTGATCATCGACATCGTGCACACCGAAGTCGAGCGCAAGGTGCTGGCCGACCTGCAGGTGAAGTGGCAGCAGCACGACGAGATGCAGGCCAAGATGAGCGAGATCATCCGCACCTACGGCCTCGACCAGCTGTCGATGCAGGATTCGCTCGCGCGTACGATCGGCGTGCAGCGCCAGGTGGCCGTCGGCGAGCATTTCCACGTGGCGCACAACGACTGCGTGCTGGAGGCGCTGGAGCAGCCGGAGAGTTCCGTCGGCATGATCGTGACCTCGATCCCGTTCGCCAACCATTATGAATACTCGCCGAGCTACAACGATTTCGGCCACACGCAGGACAATGCGCAGTTCTGGCGCCAGATGGACTTCCTGACGCCGCAGCTGCTGCGCATCCTGCAGCCGGGCCGTATCTACGCTTGCCACGTCAAGGACCGCATCCTGTTTGGCAACGTCACCGGCGCGGGCATCCCGACTGTCAGCCCATTCCACGCGGAGGCGATCTTCCACGCCCAGCAGCACGGTTTCGACTACATGGGCATGATCACTGTCGTGACCGACGTGGTGCGCGAGAACAACCAGACCTACCGCCTTGGCTATTCCGAGGTCTGCAAGGACGGCACGAAGATGGGCGTCGGCTCGCCGGAATACGTGCTGCTGTTCCACAAGCCGCAGACTGACCGCTCACGCGGCTACGCGGACGTGCCAGTGACGAAGGCCAAGCCGCTATGCGCCGATGCCGCCACTGGCGCGGCCGTGCCGTTCGACCGCAAGCTTGCGCCGATCCCGGGCACTGGCTACAGCGTGGCGCGTTGGCAGGTGGACGCTCACGCATTCTGGCGCTCCAGCGGGGACCGACTGCTGGGCGCGGCCGAATTGGCGGCATATGGCCCGGGCAAGCTGGCCAAGCTGTTCACCGAACTGTCGCTGACGAATGTCTATGACTACGAACTGCACGTCGGCACCGGCGAGCAGATGCTGGCCAACAACGCGCTGCCGGCGACCTACATGAGCCTGGCGCCGGGGAGCAGCGACCCGATGGTTTGGCACGACATCGTGCGCATGCGTACCCTGAACGGCGAGCAGTCGGCGCGCGCGGTCGAGAATCACGTGTGCCTCGCTCGCGGCTCACTGGTGCTGACTCGACGTGGCTTCGTGCCAATTGAGCGGGTCGTCATCGGCGACGAAACCCTGACTCACCGGGGGCGCTGGCGCAAGGTGCTGGTGGTTGCAAACACCGGCGTGCGCCCTGTAGTCGACCTGCGCGCACAGGGCGTTGGTTCGCTTACGCTGACTCCGGAGCACAAAGTGTGGGCACGGAAGTCGGACTGGGTGAGGGCGCGTGACGGCGCAATTCGTGCGGCCCCGTCGTGGATTGCCGCAGAAGAGTCGGTGGGTGGCTATGTCAATCTCCAGTTGCCGCCGGTCGAAGATGCGCTCCTCGATGAGGCTGAGTGCTGGCTGGTCGGGCGCTGGCTCGCCGACGGGCATGTTGGGACTCGGGGTGATTTTTATGTGAGCATCGGACCCGATAAGCTTGATGATTTTATGCGGCAGGCAGGGGCACGTGCGGGAACGAGCCGCGTCGGCACCGCAGTTCAAATCCGTCTCAAAGGGCTGACGGACTCCATGAAGGTGATGCTGCAGCGCTGCGGCAGTGGTGCAGGAGGGAAGCAGGTCCCTGTCGAGTTACTGGTATTGCCGCTGGAGAAGGCTCAAGCCGTTCTTGCCGGCTACCTGAGTGGAGACGGACATTTCCTGCCAGAGCGCAATCGCTGGGTCGCATCCAGCGTGTCGCGAGCCTTGCTGCTGGGCGTCGCCATGCTCGCGCAGCGTGTCCACGGTACGGTAGCAAGCGTCTACGCCGGGCGCGCAGCAGGCAAGACTACCATCCAGGGGCGTGAGGTGAACGTCCGCGCTGATTGGATTCTCGCCTTTGACATTCCAGGCACTCGCCGGCAAAAGCACCTCATTCTCGATGATGGAGCCTGGAAGCTTGTTCGTAGTGCGGCACCTGCGGGCACCGCCGAAACCTGGTGTATCAAGGTGGACGAAGATGAGAGCTTCACCGCCGAAGGCTGCATTGTCGCGAACTGCCCGTTCCAGATCGATATCGTGGACCGCTTGATCAACCGCTACACCAACCAGGGCGACGTCGTCTACGACCCGTTCCATGGCCTGGGCACGGTCGGCGTGCGCGCTGTCAAGCTGGGCCGCCGTGGTGCTGGCTCGGAGTTGAATGCCGGCTACTTCCGCGACCAGGTGCATTACCTACAGCTGGCCGAGCGCGAGGTGAGCATGCCTATGTTGTTCGATATGGTGGCGCTGGACATGGAGAACGAGAAGTGAATTATTACCCGTTTCACATTGGCGATTTCCGCTCCGGCACCGTGCACATGTCCCGGCTGGCGCGCTGGATCTACCGGGACATGATGGACGTGTACTACGACTCGGAGAAGCCGCTCACGCTGGATTTCGAGGCGCTGTGCGACCAGATTGGCGTGGAGTCAGCGGAAGAGCGCACCGTGGTCCAGAAGCTGTTGCGCTTCAAGTTCGCTCAGACAGAGGATGGCTACCGCCACGACATCTGCGATGCGGTGATCGCGGAATACCGCGTGAAGGCCGAGACTGCAAAATCCAACGGAAAGTTGGCGGCCGCTGCGCGCTACAAGGGTGGCGAATACATGGCGGCACCAGGGTCGCTCTATGCTGTCCGCATAAACCCGGACTGGGTGAAGGTCGGTATCAGCGCGAACATGCGAAGCAGATTGAACCAGCTGCGCTCGAAGTACGGCAAGCAAGTTGCGATGATCCACCAGGTGCCCGTATCGCACATGGGCAACGCGGAAGCAGAGTTGCTTCAGATTTACGAAGAGACACGTAGCGGCGAAGAAGTGCCGGTGCCCGTCGCATCAGAGCATCAATTGAAGTCGCATATGGATCAGATAGGTGTCGCATACACAGTCGCATCCGTGTCGCATAGCGGATCGCATACTAACCAAGAACCAATAACCAATAACCATATTAAAACCTCTTCGTCGGAACAAAGTCCCGACAAGCAGGCCGGCGCTGATCTGGATGCCAGCAAGGTCGAGAAGAAGCCGAAGCACACCCCCGAAGACGAAGCATGCGCGCAATGGGTCTTCGATCGCATCCGGAAAAGCAACCCCGACCACAAGCCGCCGAACATCGGCTCCTGGGCTGGCGACGTGCGCCTGATGCGCGAGCGCGACGGCCGGACGCACCGAGAGATCTGCGAGCTGTTCGGCTGGGCTCAGGACGACGATTTCTGGCGTTCGAACATCCTCTCGCCGGCGAAGCTTCGCGAGAAGTGGGACCAACTGACGATCAAACGCGGCACGCCGCAGAAAGGACAGAAACATGGCAACTTCGCCTCGCAGGATTACCGGGCAGGAATCGCTCCCGATGGCTCGTTCTGACGGCCGGCCGCGCTACTTCAGCGCGCTGCTGGAGCGCTGCGAGCAGCACGGCGAGTTCACGTCGATGCTGCTGGCTAGCGGCTGGTCGACCTGCGTTGCGTGCGCCAAGAGTTCGGAAATGGCCGCAGCAAACGCCGGAAACGAGGCCTGGCGCCGCGAACTGTCCGCGAGGGAGTGGGAGGCTCGTCTCGGGCGCGCGGCGATCCCTGAGCGCTTCGCAGACCGCCGTCTCGACACGTACCGGCCAACGTGCCCGGAGGGCCAGCAGGCGCTCCAGGTGGCGCAGCGCTACGCCGATAACTTCGGCGCCGTTCGCAAGGCAGGTGCTTGCCTGATCTTTTGCGGCGACATCGGCACCGGCAAAACTCACTTGTCTGTCGGCATCGCGCATGCGGTGCTGGAGCAGGGCGGTCAGGCCGTGTTCACCTCGGTGCGTGCCGCCGTGGGTGCGGTCAAGGAAACTTGGGAGCGCGGAGCTGCGAAGACGGAACCGCAGGTCCTGCGCGAGCTCATCTCCCCCGATCTGCTGATCCTCGATGAGGTCGGTGTGCAGTTCGGCAGCGACACCGAAAAGCTGATCATGTTCGACATCATCAACGGCCGCTACGAGTCGCGCCGGCCGACGATCATCATCAGCAACCTGGCGCTGGGCGAGCTGGAGAAGTACCTCGGCGCGCGCGCGGTCGACCGGCTGCGCGAGGGTGGGGGCAAGGTGGTGGTGTTCGACTGGGAATCGTATCGTGGTCGACGGGAGGCGCTAGCATGAGCAAGGACGACAACAAGGCCGTGGTGACGCTGATGCCGCAGGCGGAGAAGAATGCGCGGCGCGCCGAACTGGAAAAGACCGCACGGCACTTCCGCGACAACATCGACCTGCACCGCGAAATGGCGACGCTGCTCGCGCAGATAACCCGCGCCAAGTACCTCGCGCTGGTCGAGCAGGGCTTCAGCGAAGACCAGGCGCTGAGCCTGTGCCGGAGCTGACCATCGGCGCCATGTACCTGAACCCGCTCGCGCGCTTGGCCAGCAAGCAGCTGGTCGGCCAGGAGGAGGGCGACAAGACCGCGCTGCTGGTGCTGATCGCGCTCGACGCAGCCAAGCGCGGCGAGGCGCCGGCCAGCCTGGCCAACACGCTGACCGAGCACCTGCTGACCAGCGCGGCGGTCTGGTCGCAGCAGGGCAATCGCCGGTTGTACGAGGTGGCGGTCAAGGCGTGGACTGCGTTGCTGAAGGCGTGTGCGCGTCCGACGGAGCTGCTGGACCTGACCACCGGCGAGTACGCGGCGATCCGGCTGGCGATCAGCTACTACGTGCGCGCGCTGCCTCATCTCGAAGTCGGCGCGCTGGCGGCCGGCTATGCGAAAGCGCTCCAGCAGCTGCGCGGGTGATGACGTTGTTATCTCGACAGTCTAGCGCTCCGGAAATTACTGTGTTAACGTCCAGTCACACACCTTGGAGCACGACAATGGGCTTTGCCGACCGATACCTTCACGCCGTCAATTCGACTGACCTGCGCGACGACGAGCACCACCACGCCACTGATGCGCTTTGCGCGGCGGCGCTGGCCGACACCGCCGGCGCCGGCATTGGTGCGCTACTGTCGCGCGTGAAGTACGCCGACGGCACGCAGCACAAGCTGTTCGAATCGGGCAGCGCCAACCTTGCGCAGTTGCTGCGGATCTGGACGGTGCGGGTGATCGAGAAGGGCCGCGAACGGAAGTGGGTCAAGATCGGCAATGCCTGGGACGGGCAGGCAGCAGAAGCTTTATACCGCCGCGTGGCCGAACGGTCACTGGCGCACTGGCTGGATGGCAAGTGCCCGGCCTGCTCGGGTAGCGGCAACACGCCGGACCGCCGCATTTGCGTTCCGTGCAAAGGTAGTGGCAAGAGCGAGGTGAGTGGCCAAGGCTTCGAGCGCGAGCGCGTGCTTGACATGGTCAGCGAACTGGAAGGGCTCCTCCATGCGCATAATGCACGTGCTGCTGGGAAATTGCGATAACATTACGGAATTCACGCGGCGTTAGTTTTAGGTTCTGATATCAGATCATCTAATGGATTCCTCCTATTTTCAGAAGTTCTATGAGTTCGAGCTCGAGCAACGGAATGTTGCAACCTCAATGGTGAACACGCCCCTAGTGGCTTTTACAGGGCTCGCTAGCGGTACATCAATCATCGTGGTCGATTATCAATACGCCAAATCATGGGGCTGCTACTTGTTCTGCGCATTTATTGCCATAACTGTCGCAGCACTTCTCGTTGGGATTTACTACATGGGCCGGTCGTTGATCGTTGAGTCGTACCAGAAGCTACCGAATCTCAAAGCACTCAAAGAGCACAGTGATCGGCTTCGCGAGTACTGGTCAAAACAAAACTTGCCTGATGACGAGGCGAGCAAGAAAGCATCAGTTGATTTTCAGGAATACATGAATGATCAGTTTGCTACAGCGGCATCCTGGAACAGTCGAATTAACGTGGGGCGCGGAGCTAGGCTCCATCGGGCCCTAATTTCCGCTGCAATAGCAGCTGCGGCGCTTGTCCCATCTGCTGGCCTGTACGTTTATAATAAAGCATCAGCTACAGACAAAGCCTATAATGTTAAGGTGCTGGATGGTCAGCCGACTAATTCTATCCAAATATTTGCGGAGCCTAATATGTCTCAAAAATCGAGTGGTCAAAACGGCCCTACCCAGAATTCTTCCCCGAATCAACCAAGCCCCCAGCCTTCGGCCCCGATTGCAAAGCCCGTTGGCCCTGCAAACGAGTTTTTCAAGAGCACGACCATTCCAGACCGCTTGGTAAAAAAGGATAAATAGCGATCGGCGTGAGTTGCGCGCCTTGCGATTTCGAGTTGACAATCCGTTTTTTGTACGTTAACGTCGCCGCTACACACTCACTGCGTGTCGTAATGCAGGCTTTAAGCCTCACCGCTAGCAGCGATTCAAGGCTTGCACCAATCCATTGATGCTTGCGCTCGTGTCTACCGCTCACCCCACAGATAGCGCCGGAGTTCAAACCCGCGATATGTATAAGTTGCGTTGCTTGATAAATCTCAAGTTCCGACCTATTACTGATGATACAGTTCTCTTGTGGACATTCGAACGTATCAATTCTGCCTCGCTGCGAAAGCCCTTGCCGCCACACACGGCAGATACTTCGCAGGCGCATTTCTCTTCGAGAACGGCGTAAGCATCGAAATTGCCCTGGCGACACTAGCGCGTTGTGCTATCGTGCTCCACGACCAGCAGATCGGGGTGCCGCATGGCGAACAAGACCAACCAGGGGCCGGCCGGCACGCGTGTTAGGCAAGGTGTTGCTCTGTACATGCGCATGTCGACAGACGGACAGATAGGATCGATTCCGACGCAACGCATAGCGCTGACGGCCTATGCGCGACGCCACCGCATGGAGATCGTGAAGGAATACACCGATTCAGGGAAGAGCGGTTTGACGATCAAGCAGCGGAAGGGCTTGCTGAGCTTGATCCATGACGTCACTAGCGGTGCAGGAGTTCCCTTCCAGGCGGTCCTTGTGTATGACGTCACGCGATGGGGGCGATTTCAAGACCCTGATGAGAGCGCTCACTACGAATTTATTTGCAAAAACGCAGGGATCAAGATCCTCTACGTCGCCGAGCAGTTCAACAATGATGATTCGCTCGCAAGTCTGATATTGAAGACAGTAAGTCGCGTGCGCGCAGCCGAAGATAGTCGGGAGAAATCTGCAAAGGTCGTCGCCGGTCAGGCGCGGCTGGCGAGGCAGGGGTTTAAGCAGGGCGGCCCGGCCGGTTATGGTCTGCGACGAGTGTCGTTGGAAAAAAATGGCAACGTCCGCCGCGAGCTAGCGAACGGCGAACGCAAGTCGGCGCTGACCGACCGGGTGGCGCTTGTTCTCGGGCCGGAACACGAAATTGCCGTGGTGCGTAGAATCTACGACTGGTACCTCGCTGGCGATTTGCAGGATGCCGCCATTTCGCGGGCGCTCAATGCTGAAGCAATTCCGACGGAATATGGACTTGGTCGTACTTGGACCGCTCCCATCGTTCACAGGATTCTGACAAGCGAGAAATACATCGGAACCGCGATCTACAACCGGACCACGCAGAGAATGCAGACCGTCGCGGTGCGTACGCCAGAGAGCTCCTGGATCCGGAAGCGCAATGCGTTCCCGGCACTCATAGACGTTGCCACGTTCCAGCGCGCCCAAGAGCTTCGCCGATGCCGAGGGCGAGGCATCCCCACCGAAGTCCTGCTAGACATGCTACGCATGCTCTACCGGGAAAACGGGAAGGTGTCGACTGACCTCATCAATCAGGATCCCCGCGTGCCCAGTGCGACGACATTCACCAACAGGTTCCAAAGTTTGACAAAGGCGTATTTCCTTGCGGGCGTCGCGCCGCACCCGCGCGGAGTACGTCATGTTGAGAAATACAGGAAGACGGAGGCGGTGAGGTCGAGGATATTCCTGGAAATCTGCGAGTGCGTAGTTGCCGCAAACGTCAGCCTCGAACCAGGCCACAGCAGAAATACATTCGTTCTAAATGGTCGCATTCAGGCCCAGGTGATCGTAAGTCGGGCGGAGCGATTCAATCGCAGCGCAAAAGTAAACCGGTGGTGCTTCCCAATCGATAAGCGATTGGGCACTCAGTTTCTGATAGCCGTGCAGCTGGAGCCGGACGACACGGGAGTGCGGGCAGTGTATCTGTTCGACCTTGCATCGATTGACGTGCCGGTCCTATTGATGCGCGAGGAAAGGCCAGACGAGTTTATTGATAATCACTACCCTGACCTGGCTGCGATTTTCGGGTATTGACATGAGCTATCGAGTACGTTAACGTGCAGTCTTACACACTCACCGCACTCGTAATGCAGGCCTTGCGCCTCACCGATAGCAGTGATTCGAGGCTAGCACCAACATCGTTTGATGCTTTCGCTCGCGTGTACCGCTCACTTCGCAGATAGCGCTGGAGCACAAACCGAACCGCCCTCGTGGCGGTTTTTCTATTCCGCGCCTGATTTGCGAGGCTGCCATGGAATCTGTTCCAACATCCTCTGACTATCTTGCCCGCATCCGCTGGGTGCGCATGTGCATGGCGCTGCTGGTGCTGCAAGATGATTTCGGCGTGGCGCGTGAGATCGCCGCGACGATGCCGCGCAAAGGCGCGCGTTGGTAAGAATTCGCCGCACCTGCGTTAATCCCGAAGCCACGGCAGAGGATGAGACCGCAGGGCGGCAATATGCAGCACCAGTTTCAACGCGGTTCAGGCCTGGGCGATCCCGGGCGCCGCAGTGCGGGCGTAGCTCAATGGTAGAGCTGCCGCCTTCCAAGCCGATGACGAGGGTTCGATTCCCTTCGCCCGCTCCAGGTTCTCCCGTTCATCCCTGATGGACCTTCGCCGCCTCCGGGTGGCTTTTTTATTCGAGGTGGCCATGGCCAAATTCCGCAAGAAACCGGTGGTCATCGATGCCATCACCTTCGACGAGCTGATGCAGCACGGCCGCGAGAACACCGCGCACGTCGGAGACACATCGCTGCCTGGTGACTTCGTCTACCAAGGCTGCCAGGTGGTCCGTGAGAACGATGCCTCGTACATCGTCCTGACACTCTCAGGCAATCACACCATCACGCCGGGCGTTGTGCTGGTGACTGGTGTTGCTGGTGAGCTGTATCCGTGCAAGGCCGACATCTTCGGCCAAACGCACGAGCCGGCATGATCATGCGCGACATCGTCTCGCCACACCAGATCTACCCGGCGCTCCAGGCGCTGCTCGGCCTGCCTGATCACTGCGTCTCGTTCGAGCTGCGCGTCGCGGCTGAAAAGTTTGGCGTCACCGTCACGTGCGAGCACTACGTCGCGCTCGACGCGCCAGGATTGAAGCAGCTGGAGTCGGTGCTCAGCGAGTACGAGCTGGTGCGCAAGCCGGCGCCCGCTGTGGGCGATGGCGCCGAATTCCAGGTTGTCGACTTCGATGCCTGGATGCGCCAGCGCACCGAGCGCGCGCACGCCGAGTTCATGACCCGCACCTCGCGGTTGCCAGCGTGAGCATGCTCGCCATCATGATGATCCTATGGGGTGTTGACCGCCCCGCGCCGGTGCCGCGTGCACCGGACTCCCCGAACATGGCCACCTGGCCATACAAGTAACACGTGCGGGCCGTCCATCGCGCTCCAGCGGGCGGGCTACGAAAAGCGGGCGCAGATCGCTGACGAAACATGACCGGGTGGCTCCGACCTCCAGGTGCAGACAATCGCACCTGGAGGTGTCAGCCCGGAGCGGGCGGCGACATCAATGAGCGTGACGTTCGTACAGCGTCACGCTATCGGGATCTAGCAGTTGTTCGCGAAGTTTTGCGTAATTTACGCAGTGGTGGCTGAACCCACCCGGAGATTTCAGTGTCAGCATTAAGTCGCCGTCCGCATGCAGGTGCGCAGATCCCTCGTTTAGCTTGAATTGCACACCCACCACTGCGCTCAAGATTAAGGCGCGTTCGTTGGCGGTAAAGGCATGTGTGAATCCCCAAGGCATATCGACCTCTTGCAGTGATACCAGGTAGCTCATGTTCTCTCCGTGATGACGGGCGCGCTGAGGGGCGCGCGAAATTACATGTTACCAGAGGGCAACCATGGGTCGAAAGTCATCCCTGACAGAAAAGCAGTGGTCGGAGATCGAGCGGCGCCTGATCCAAGGTGAGACGGCGAGGGGACTGGCCCGTGAGTTTGGAATCTCGGAAGCCGCAATTCGCAAGCGCTTTGGTACGCAGACGAAACAGATTAAAGACGTTGCAAATCAAATGGTTGCGGCTGAAACGGCGTTCGCCGCTTTGCCGATAAGTGCGCAGATAAGTGCGCGCACTTTGGCCGATGAGCTTAAAGAAGTGTCGATGCATCTGGCCAAAGCGGCCAAGTACGGCGCCGCAACCGCGCACCGGTTGGCCGGCATCGCACACGCCAAGGTTGCCGAGATTGACGACGCAGCGCCGCTCGATGATAAAAGCCGCATGGCCCTGGGCGACATCGCCGTGCTGACCAAGATGGCGAACGGCTCCGCTGAGATCGGCCTGAATCTACTGAAGGCGAACAAAGAGGTGCCGGGTGCCGACGATGTGCCGACGCCGGTCCAGATCGTGATCGGCGTGAAGGATGCGGCGAAGCGTGATGACACCCCAGCTTGAACTGAACATCCCGCAGGCAGCGTTCCTGAACCTGCCGCACAAGTACAAGGCCTACGTAGCCGGCTTCGGCTCAGGCAAGACCTTCGTCGGCTGTATCGGCATGTGCATGCACTTTTGGCAGTGGCCGGGCATCAGCCAAGGCTACTTCGCACCGACCTACCCGCAGATCCGCGACATCTTCTATCCCACGATGGAGGAGGTCGCGGACAAGATGGGGCTGCGCATCAAGGTTAAGCAGGGCGACCACGAGGTGGAGGTATATCAGGGGCGACTGTATCGCGGCACGGTCATCTGCCGGTCGATGGAGAAGCCGGAGACGATTGTCGGCTTCAAGATCGGCCACGCGCTGATCGACGAGCTGGACGTGATGCCGATGAAGAAGGCCGAGACGGCTTGGCGCAAGATCATCGCGCGGATGCGCTACAACGTACCCGGGCTGTTGAATGGCATCGACGTGACGACCACGCCCGAGGGCTTCAAGTTCGTCTACCAGCAGTTCGTGAAGGCGCTGCGCGACAAGCCGGAGCTGGCCGCGCTGTATGGGCTGATCCAGGCCAGCACGTTTGACAATGAACTGAACCTACCGGCGGACTACATCCCGTCGCTGCTGGCTAGCTACCCGCCAGCACTGATCGACGCGTACCTGCGGGGCAAGTTCACGAATCTGACCAGCGGCAGTGTATATCCTGACTTTGACCGAGTGCAGAATCGCTCGACTGCGATCATCCTGCCTGGCGAGCCGCTGCAGGTGGGGCTGGACTTCAACGTGCAGAATATGACCGCATGCATCAACGTGGTCCGCGAGGGCCTGCCGCTCACGCTGGCCGAGCGCGTGAAGGTGCGCGACACGCCGGCCATGGCGCGGATATTGAAGGAAGACTTCAAGGATAAGGGCCACCAGGTCAAGATTTTCCCGGACGCGTCCGGGCAGAACACCAGTAGCAAAAACGCCAGCGAATCGGACCTGTCGATCCTGCGCGCGGCCGGCTTCCAGATCGAGGTCGACCACTCTAACCCAGCAGTGAAAGATCGGGTCAACGCGTATAACGCGATGATCCTGAACGCCGACGGCGTGCGCCGCTGGAAGATCAACACCGACACCTGTCCGACGACCACCGAAGCGTTGGAGCAGCAGGTGTGGGGCGCTGACGGGCAGCCTGACAAGAAATCTGGCCATGACCATCCGAATGACGCAAATGGGTATTACCTCGTGAAGCGGTACCCAATCGTGAAGCGCGAAACCTCGGTGACTTCGCTTCGCATGTAACAAGGAACTCCATGGTCCACGCCGTCCGCAAACAATCCGATGCAGCCGCAGCGCTGAACAAGCACTGCGCGCTCATCGATGCGCTGCTGGGCGGCACCGACGCCATGCGGGTCGCCGGCAAGACCTACCTGCCGCAATGGCCGGGCGAGGATGATAAGTCGCACGAGACGCGCCTAGCCGTGGCCACGCTGTTCCCAGCCTACCAGCGGACCATCGAGGTGCTGGGCGCCAAACCATTCAGCAAGCCGGTCACGTTCGGCAAGGATGTGCCAGCGAAGATCCAGACGCTGTGCGAGGACGTCGATCGCCAAGGCCGCAACCTGCATGCCTTCCTTGCAGAAGTGGGGCAGGAGGCGCTGGGCTACGGCTTCTCCGGCATCCTGGTGGACTACCCTGCGACCAAGGACAAGGACGGCAGGGCGCTGTACGTGACCAAGGCCGACGAGGACGCCGCCGGCGTTCGGCCATACTTCGTGCAGATCCACCCGCGCAGCATCTTGGGTTGGCTGTCCGACAAATCTGGCCTGACGCAGCTGCGCCTACTGGAGAGGGTCGAGGTGCCGGATGGCGAATTCGACGTCGAGCTGATCGATCAGGTGCGCGTGCTGCGCCGTGGCGCGTGGGAAACCTGGCGCAAGACCGAGAATAAAAGAGACGATGACTGGGCTGTGCACGAGAGTGGTGTGACCACGCTCAAGGGCATCCCGTTCGTGCCGGTCTACGGCAACCGCCTGGGCTTCATGATGGCCCGGCCGGCGCTGCTGGAGCTGGCGCATGCCAACGTCGAGCACTGGCAGAGCAAGAGTGACCAGCAGAACATTCTGCATGTCGCCCGGGTGCCGATCCTGTTCGGCAAGGGCTTGGGTGAGAACGAAATCGTCGTCGGCGCTGGCACTGCCGTCAAGGCCGACCACCCTGACGCCGATTTGAAATTCGTGGAGCATAGCGGCGCCGCCATCGAGGCCGGCCGGGTGTCGATCCTCGACTTGGAGGACCGCATGCGCCAAGCTGGCGCCGAGCTGCTGGTGATTAAGCCCGGCAACATCACCGAATCGCAGACTCTGGCCGACAACGAGCAGGGCGCTTGCGCGCTCCAGAAGGTCGCCGAGAACATCGAGGACGCCGCCGACCAGGCGCTGCAGTTCATGGCGGACTTCCTCGGTGAGCAGACCGGTGGCCATATCACGCTGTTCAAGGACTTTGGCGCTGCGACGCTGGCAGAGGCCAGTGCCGAGCTGCTGCTCAAGACCAACCAGGCCGGAAAGCTGTCTGACGAGTCGCTGCACGAGGAATTCCAGCGGCGCGGCATCATCAAGCCCGACACCGACTGGGAGACTGAGAAAGAGCGCATCGACCGCCAAGGCCCGCCGCCTGGCACGATGGACGATGAGACCACACCTGGAAAACCAGCGAAGCCTGATCCAGAAGAGCCATGATCGACCCGCTGCTGAACCACGCCGTCCGCCACCAGGTGGACATGGCCGGCTACGGCAACTTCGTGCTGGCGAAGATGATCCGCATCCTGAACCTGACGGATGCGGACCTGATCGGCGCGTTGAATGCTGCGCTGGTCGACGTGGATGCGGACTCGTTCAAGGTGCAGCGCCTGGACTCACTCCTGAAGTCGGCACGTGAACTGAATGCGCAGGCCTACGCCGCGCTATACGAGGGCATGACCGACGAGTTGCGCGCCTACGTCGAGTACGAGGGCCAGTTCCAGTACGACCTGTACAAGCACGTCGTGCCGGTCGACTTCAGCATCGGCGCCATCGTGCCGGAACAGGTCTACGCCGCCGCCGTGGCTCAGCCGATGCAGGGCCGCCTGCTGAAAGAGTGGGCGACCGGCCTTGGTACCAACCGCCTGCAGCGCATCAAGGACACCATCGCCGTGGGCTATACCCAGGGCAAGACCACCGCCGACATTGTGCGGGAGATTCGCGGCACCAAGGCGTTGAACTACGCCGACGGCCTTCTGGATACCAGCCGGCGCGAGATCGATGCGGTCGTGCAGACGGCCCTGAGCCACACCGCGCAGATCACGCGAAACCAGTTCTACAAGGATAATCTCGACATCCTCGGCGACGAGATGTGGGTTAGCACGCTAGACGGCAAGACGACGCCAGATTGCCGCGCGCGGGACCACCTGCTGTACACGCCGGTGGACCACAAGCCGGTTGGTCATAGCGTGCCGTACCGCGCTGGGCCGGGGCGATTGCACTGGCGCTGCCGGTCCACCTCGATAGCGCTGCTGAAAGGGCAGAAAACGTTGTACGGTCAGCGCTCGGCCGCCGGCGGCCCGGTCGATGCGAATCTGACCTACAACGACTGGTTGAAGGCGCAGACCGAGGAGGCGCAGGACGAGATCCTGGGCAGGGCCAAGGGCATGGCGTACCGCGAGGGCGGCTACAAGGCGGAGGTCTTCACCAACGACCGGGGCCGCACGCTGACGCTGAAGCAGATGGCGGAACGTGACCGTAAGGCATGGAAGGGCGGTATACTCCCCGGATGACCCTACACCTCGTTCCGCCGGCCGCCGCGCCGGAACAGCCCAAGCTCAAATCCCGGACGGCCAGCAAGCCGGCTGAGATGCTGCAATGCCCGCGCTGCTCCGGGCGAGAGTTCATCGAAACGGTAATCGGCGCCATGATCCAGGCGCGCAAGTTGAAGGGCGGCACGCGGCAGATTATGTGCGTGGGTTGCTTGCTGAAGGGGGAGCGAGTCGTCGTCGTGTGAGGTTGTTTCGTTTTGGAAATTCCAATATCATGGGACATGTTTTCCTAAACGGGTGCTCGATGATAGACTCAAAGCAGTTTGCGGATTTTCTCTCGCGTGAAATGAAGGAGGTTGATCCTCCAGAGATAGTCGATTTCCGACAATCTGGTCACGAAATCTCATTCGCGGTTCAAGGTGCTCCAAGGAGTGTATCCATTGCTGTTGATGTGTTTCTGTATAGAGGTACTGAATATATCGAGGGATCGAATCGCTGGATCACCGTCAACTATAAAGTGTCGCATGTGGTGGGCGGGACGCGCAGTTCGCTGAGCTGTCAGCTATACCCGTCACCATACTAAAAATTTCGCAGCAACCGTTAATTCTTCGCTGATTTTCACATATAGGCCGCCCGGGCAACCTGGCGGCTTTTTTTATTGCCGCGCGCGGAGCAGCAAGCGAACCGCCGGCCACTCCGGGCAGCAAGCCCTCAACCCTCCTGAACAGAAAGTTCAACCATGAAACTACTCCTCGACGACAAGGGCAACGCGGTCCTGCGCAGTGGCAAGCCGGTGTATGTCAAAGACGACGGCACCGAGATCGAATTCGATGGCGCCCAGGCCTTCACCAAGATCGGCCAGCTGACCGGTGAGAACACCGACTATAAGCGCCGCTTTACCGAAGCGGAAACGAAGCTGAAGGGCTTTGAAGGCATCGAAGACGGTGAAGCAGCACGCAAGGCGCTGGAAACCGTCAAGAGCCTGTCCGTCGGCGACCTGAAAACCGCCGCCCAGGTGCAAGAGATCAAGGACGCTGCGAAGCGCGCTGCTGAAGAGCAGGTTACGGCGGCCGCGAAGGCCAGCACCACGCAAATCCAGGAGCTGACCGCCACGCTGGATAAGCGCACCGGCGAGCTGAACAACCACATGATCGGCGGCGGCTTCACCGGCTCGAAGCTGCTGACCGACGACAAGCACGCGAGCCGCCTGGCCATCCCGGCCGAGATGGCGCGCGCGTACTTCGGCAACAACTTCAAGGTGGAAGACGGCAAGCTGGTCCCATACGACAACAGCGGCAACAAGCTGTACTCGCCGAGCCGCCCGGGCGAAGTCGCGGACTTTGACGAAGGCCTGGAACAGCTGGTGCGCGCCTGCCCGTTCAAGGATCAGATCCTGAAAGCCAGCGGCGCATCCGGTGGCGGTGCATCGAGCGGCGGTACTGGCGGTGCCGGCAGCAAGCAAATTTCTCGCGTCCAGTTCGAGGCCATGGGCGTGCAGGAGCGCGCGGACGCAATGAAGGCCGGCACCACCATTTCCGGCTAACACCAGCTCCATCCGACTATCGCGCCAAGCCTCTCTGTATCGCTGGAGGGGTGATTTGGCTGATTGGCCTCTGCTTCACACATTCAACTCACCCCAACAGGCTCGCATCGGCGGGCTTTTTTCATTTCTGAAAGGCGAAACTTATGACTACCCTGACTTTGAACGGCCTGGTTCCGGACATCTATGCGGCGATGAACGTCATCGCACGCGAGAACGTGGGCTTCATCCCGGCTGTGTCGCGCGACTCGACTGCTGAGCGTGCGGCGCTGAACCAAGTCGTTCGCTCGCCAGTTGTCGGCGCGATGGCAGCTGAAGATCTGACCAAAGGCGCGTATGCTGCGGACGCTGGCGATCAGACCATCAACTACGTCGATATGACGATCAACAAGCAGCGCTCGGTTGCATTCGGCATCGATGGCGACGACACCATGCGCCTGCAAAGCGCTGGCACTTATGCCAACGTGAATCAGCAGCGTATCGCCCAGGCGCTGCGCACGCTGACCAATGAAGTCGAAACCGATCTGGCCACCACCAGCCTGAAGCTGAGCCGTGCTTACGGCACCCCGGGCACGATCCCGTTCGGCACTGCTGGCGACCTGTCCGACTTTGCCCAGCCGAAGAAGATCCTGAAGGACAACGGCGCGCCGCTGTCTGACCTGCACATGGTGCTGGGTTCAGCCGCAGCCGCTAATCTGGAAGGTAAGCAGGCCGGCCTGTTCCGCGTGAACGAAGCCGGCACCGACGAGCTGCTGCGTCGCGGAGCGATCAGCCTGGTCCAGGGCTTCGATCTGCACAACTCCGGCGCGATCGGTGATCTGATCACCGCTGGTACCGCAGCGGGCGCCACCACCAACGCCGCTGGCTACGCGAAGGGCGCTACCCTGATCAACCTGGCGGCGGCTGGTACCGGCACCCTGCTGGCGAACGACATCGTGAAGTTCGCAGGTGACCCGAACCAGTACGTCCTGGCGGCAGGCGATAACAGCACGGCTGATGGCGGCCAAATCCGGCTGCAGGCGCCTGGCCTACGCCAGGCCATCCCAGCAGCAGCGACCGGCATCACCGTGGTGGGCGCTACCGTACGCAACGCGTTCTTCCAGCGCGCGGCAATCCAGCTGGCGACCCGTGCGCCGGCCATGCCACAAGGCGGCGACTCGGCGGACGACGTGATGATGGTGACTGACCCGATTTCGGGAATCACCTACGAGTTCTGCATCTACAAGCAGAAACGCCAGGTCCGCTACGAGGTCAACCTCGCATGGGGCACCGCCGCGCCGAACCCGCACCTGGGTGGCCACTTGATCGGCGGCTAAACCATCACCCCACCCGGCGGCCAGCACGGCGCCGGGCAATTTGCGAGAACACCATGACCACCATCAAGATCAAAGCATCCCACCCCACCCAGGGCGAGTTCGTCGTCATCGAGAAGAAAGACTTCGATCCAGAAAAGCACGAACTGCTGGACGGCGAACGCCTGGGCAGTACCTCTGGCGACACCGGCGACGGCGTGCCAACGCTGGCCGAACTGATCGCCAGCCGCAACCAGCTGCTGGCGCGCAACGACGAGCTGGACAACCTGGAACTGCTGCTGAACCAGCGCGGCACCGCACTGGATGATCGCGAGCAGCAGGTGCATCAGCGCGCCGGGGAACTGGAGGAGCGTGAGCAGGCCCTGGCCGCACGCGAATCGGCCGTCACCGAGCGCGAGCTGGCCAATGCCAACGAAGCGCAGCGCCTGGCCGACGTGGCCATTGCCCAAGCGGCCAAGGCAGCCGAGAAGCCAGCCGGCACCAAGAAGGCGGCCACCGCCGCCAGCGACGACACGAAGTAATCGTCCAGCACCACCACCGCCCGCTGCGCGCGGGCTCTTTCCAATTCCGCTGCCGAGATAGCCAATGCCCATCACCACCACGATCAAAGTCGGCGAGTCCGCAAAGACCATCACCCTGAACGAGGGTAAGGTGCTGCTGCTGACCGGCGCGGCGAATTCCGCCGGCGTCGCCTACCAGCTGGACCTGGTCCGAGGAGGGACCAACTCGGTTAAATCATGGACCGTCGGCGCCGGCGCGCTGCCCCAGATCGGCCCGTTTGCATCAACGCAGAAGGTGATGATGACCTGTTCGGCAGGGAGCATCAGCGCAACGGTTGGTGAAGCCTCTCCGACCGCACCACAGTTCGACGTCAGCAGCAGCGGCGATTTGCTGGGCTTGAAAGGACCGGGCGCTGGAAACACCGGCTCGGCCGCGTTGCGCACCGCTGACCGCACCGCTGCTGCAACCCTGCGCGCCGATATCGTGATCTACGGTGCAACGTTCGCCGGCGTGATGGCGGCATGCACAGCGGCGCAGTCCGGCGTGTCTGTGCTGCTGATTTCGGAGAACGGTCGGCTCGGCGGGATGATGACCGGCGGCTTGGCTCGCGTCGACTACCGTGGCTTCAATCCGCGCACCTGCATGAATGTGATGACGATGGAGTTCTTCCGTCGCTGCGCTGCGGTGTACGGTATGAGTCTCGGTGATTTTGGCATGGATGCCATTAGCCCATACGCCGTTGAGCCTAAAGTTGCTCTGGCCGTGCTTCGCGACATGTTGAACGAATATCAAGTGCCGGTGTTATTCAACTTCCGTGTGACCGCCGTGAACAAACAAGCTGGCGACATCCGTTATTTGGACTTGGCGCATCGCCTGGACGTGACGCGCACGAAGCGCGTATTCGGCCGTATGTTCGGGGAAGGCAGCTACTCGTCCAACTTGCTGATCCGCGCCGGCATCAGTTTCACCTACGGCCGCGAAGCGAATGCGACGTATGGTGAAACCTTCAACGGTGTGCAGCCGTCGTTTGCGCATACCGGAAACCCCAGCGCCTATGTCATTGCCGGCAACGCTGGATCTGGTCTGCTGCCCTATATCGACCCCGCACCACTGGAAGCTGCTGGCACGGCGGACAATCGCCTGCAAGCATTCTGCTACCGCCTGGTTATGACCAACGATCCAGCGATCCGTTTGCCGGTACCCGATCCAGCAACCTACAGTCCGCTCTGGTACGAGGTGCTGGGGCGCAGCATGGCAGCGGCGCCAGCGTCTTACCAGACGCTCGACCAGATGTTTTATCGTGCCGCAATCCCGCTGGGCGGGGTCAAAAAGCAGGACTGGAACAGCAACGGCTCGTACTCCACTGACTTCGCGGGCGGTAACTTTGGTTATGTCACCAACGACTACGCGGCCCAGGATCAGATTGTCCTGAACCACACCAACTATACGCTGGGCCTGTTCAAGTTCCTTCGCGAGGATAGCCGCGTCCCAGCAGCACTAAAAACCTCTCTGGCTGACTGGGGTTTCTGCTCCGACGAGTTTGTGGAGGACGGCACCGCTGGCTTGTCTCCTGAGTTGTACGTTCGTGAAGCAGCCCGTATGGTTGGCGACTACACGATGACCGAGTCGAACTACAACAAGGTCGCAGTCCCAGCATATCCAGTAATAAATGCGAACTATGCGATGGATTCACACATCTGCAGCCGCCGCAACGTCAGCGGCTTGGTCCGCAGCGAAGGCGGCCTCTCGTCGGTCAACGTCCCAGTGGGCTACTACGGGATTGAGTATCGCTGCATGCTGCCCAAGGCCAACGAATGCGGGAACTATGCCAACTTCTGCAACGGCATCAGCGTGTCGCACACCCTGTTCGGCTCGGCGCGCATGGAGGTGACGTTCGGCTCCCTGGGCGAGGCGGCCGCTACGGCGATGGTGTTGGCTATCAAAAACAAAATGCGCCTGCATGATATCAACCCAGCCGATATCCAGGCGGCAGTTCGGCCTTACGCGTTCGATGCCGCCCGGGTTCTGACGCTGAATAATGGCGCCATCAACACTGGTTCCGCTAATTCGTTCGGCAAGATCACGACGAGCGGGCCTGGCACAATCCCGGCCGCCGGATGGTCAACTGCGGTATTCCCGCCGGAGTTTTACGGCACGAATATGTGGAACGAGGGAAATGGCAATAAGGGAGGCCGCTTTATCCAGTTCCACCCAGCGTTCGCATCCGCCGGTCGTTACCGCATCATGCTCAACGCGCCGGGCACCACCAACGCGCAGCGTAAGTGCCGCATCGATGTCCAACACGCCGATGGTCTGACCACGTTCTACATCGACCACAAGTTCGGCGAATGGCATTTCCGTGATCTGGGCGTGTGGCGCTTCCTGAACGATGGCAGCTGCTACATCAAGATCACCAACGCCGGCGACCCAGCCGATCCGGGCTCGGATGCTGGCCTGATGAGCGTCGACGGCGTGGCTTGGAGTCCCGTTCCCTAGTGCGATTTCTAGCCTCAACCGGCGCCGTTGTGGCGCCGGCGGAGATCACGCAGCAGTGCGTTTGCGACGAGCAGCGAAGCCGAGGATGCCTAGGCCAGCGAGCAGCATTGCGTAGGTTTCTGGTTCAGGAATTGGGAGAATTGTCTCGTTTAACCCCTGAAATCCTGGAGCGTATGCCGAGCCAAGGTGCGGGCCTCCGGTGTAATGATCGCTGCTATTTCCCGTATAGGCATATGCATACCAGTTGATTTCGGTCAGCGCAGAAGTGCTCGTATCAGAGACTATGAAATGCCCGGTTTGACCTGGCTCTACCCCTTTGTAAGTGAAGCGATCCACCCAGTTGACGTTGAAATCGACTGTGCTTCCGTTTTCCGTGAAATGACTGAAGTGCGTCATATAACCGGTAGTCATGCCGAGAGTGCTGTTGGGGTTGGTTGCATTCGGCAGGGACACTCCGAACAAATAGATTTGCCATAAATACCCTAGATTGTTGGTGACTGAGAAATCGTATGTCCAGTTCCCAGTTGTTCCACTAACAGTGTAAGTGAAATCGATAGGTGCAGCTTTCGCTGCTCCAGTTGTTAAGCCAACAGCAAGGATTGCAGCGCGGATGAGCCTTTTCATTTGAAATCCCCTGAAGCGTTGTAAGGAAAATAATTCTACACCAAGTGATTGCTTATATGACATCGAATTGTGGCGTCGATATTACTTGCTTGATCGTGAGGTCTCCATGCTAGTAACCGAAACCGGCCGTGGCCTCCCTAATGCCGAAAGCTACGCCAGCGTGGCCGCCGCCGACGCGCGATGCGTCGCCATGGGCGTTACAGACTGGGCGCCGCGCACCGAGCCTGAAAAGGAAGTCGCGCTGCGGCGCGCCACGCAGTTCATGCTGGCCAACTACCGCCAGCGCTGGGCCGGGCGCCGCGTCTACCAGGCGCAAGCGCTGGACTTTCCGCGCTACGACGTATGCGTGGACGACTTCCCGGTGCGCAGCGACGTTGTACCGGCCGAAGTGGTCAACGCCTGCATCGACCTGGCCGTGCGCGCCGCCGATGGAACCGCGTTGCTGCCGGATCTGGACGTGGGCAACAACCAGATCAAGCGCGACAAGACTGGCCCCCTGGAAACTGAGTACTTCGAGAACAACACCGACGCCAGCTCGCGCTTCGTCGCCATCGATGCGGTGCTGGAGCCGTTCTTTGGCGCAGCTGGTGGCGCCGGAATGATGAAAGTGGTGCGGGGATGACCGACTACACCAAAGCCGCTGCCCGCGCCGACGCCTCCCTGCGCCGCAAGGGCGGGTTGGTCACGCTGCGCCGCGTGCTGGAGGCCGACTACGATCCCGGCACCGGTGGTCCTGTGCCCGGCACCGGTGGCGAAGTCGACCTCGAAGGCACCGGCGTCAAGCTCAACTACAACCAGGACGACATCGACGGCACGCTGATCAAGCAGGGCGACCAGCAGCTACTGCTGTCGACGCTTCAGCGCGACGGCGCGACCATGCCGCTGCCGACCACGGCCGATGTGGTGCTGATCGGCGCCAAGGTGTACACCATCGCCAACGTGATCAACCTGGAGCCGACCGACGTCAGTCTCCTGTACACGCTCCAGCTGCGAGGTGTCTGATGGCAGGATCGTTCTCAGCCGACATTTCCAAGTTCATCACCAAAACCGGCGCGAACATCGACCAGGCGCTGCGCCAGACCGTTGTACTGGCTAGCCAAGGCGTGGTACTAAATACTCCTGTGCTGACCGGCCGACTGCGCGCGAATTGGCAGTTTGGCCGCGTGCTGCCAGGCGGCGAGGTCGACGGTGTGGACACCTCCGGTGCCGCCACCATCGCCAAGATCGCCGGCCAAGTCACCAGCCTGAAGGCGGGCGGCGAGTGCTGGATCGTGAATAACCTGCCGTATGCCGGCGAGATCGAGTATGGCCACAGCAGCGTGAAGGCGCCATCAGGCATGGTACGCGTCACGCTGGCCGGTCTGCCGGCGGCAATCGAACAGTATGTGCGAGGACTTCAATGAGCCATGACATCGCCCGCGCGGCCATTGAGACGCGGCTGACGGCCTGGGCCAAGGCACGCACGCCGGCGCTGCCATGCGCCTTTGGCAACACGGCCTATACGCCTGTCACCGGCCAGAGCTACTTGCAGGGCGACCTGCTGCCAGCCAGCACGCTGAACCCAAGCCAGGGCGGCGCCCACCGGCGCTACATCGGGCTGCACCAGGTCAGCGTCCGGACGCCAGCGGGGAAGGGTACGACCGAGTCTGCGGCAATCTCGAAGGCGATCGAAGAGCTATTTCCTTGCGCGATCACGTTGCAATACGGCGGCATCAATGTCCACATCGACAACACGCCGTCGGTCGCCGCCGGACGGCCAGATGGCAGCTTTTGGCTGGTGCCGGTCACCATCAAGTACCGGGTTGAGGCCTTCGACTGAGGCTTCCCCAACACCACTTCCAACCAAGCGCCTTCGGGCGCTTTTTTTACGTCCGAAGAAAGGCACTCTCATGGCAATTCAAACTCAAGTTCTGACCAAGGTCATTCGCAAGAAGGAGGCCGCGTTCGGAACGCTACCCGGCGCGGCCGGCGCGCGCGAGTTCCGCAAGGTCAGCGATTCCATCGCCCTGAAGAAGAACAAGATCCAGTCCGCTGCGATCCAGACCAACGCCCAGCGCCCGATGGCGCGCCACGGCGGCCGCACGGTCGACGGCAACATCGGCGTCGAGCTGGCGCTGGGTCTGATCGATTCCGAGTTGGCGTCGATCGTTCGCCGCGACTGGACGGCTGTGACGCCGTTGGCCGGCCTGACTATCGTAGCTACGGCAGCTGATGATGACGAACCAGGCTACTTCACTCGCTCCGCCGGCTCGTTCATTGCTGATGGATTGGCACTGGGCATGTTGATCAAACCGAGCGGCTTCACCGCCGGCGGTGCTGCAAACAACGACAAGCTGCTGACCATCATCGGCCTGACCGCCACCAAGCTCTCCGTGGCTGAGCCTGTGGTTGCCGCCGCCAGCGCGTCCGGCATCGGCATCACCGTGCCAGGTAAGGTGACCTACATCCCCGAAACCGGCCACACCAACGACAGCTATACCATCGAGAAGTGGTACACGGCCGTCGCCGAGTCGTACCGCTTTACCGGCCAACGCGTCGCCTCGATCAACATTGGCCTGGCCGCCGACGACAAGGTTTCAGCCGAGATCGCCTACATGGGCCAGGACCGCCAGAAGGCGACCGCTGCCTACTTCACCAACCCTGCGGCGCCGGGCGGCGGCGACATGCTGGTAACGCCTTCGGGCCTGGCCATCATCAACGGGAAAGCGTCGAAGGTCTGCACGAACTTCAGCGTCGACATCAACGGCAACGCCTCGGTGGGTAAGGTGGTCGGCTCCAACGTCACTCCGGACGTGTTCATGGACATGATCGACGTCACCGGCCAGATCAGCGTGTATTACGAGAATGGCGAGATGGACGACTACTTTGACCAGGAGCAGTCGATCTCGCTGATCAACCGCCTGGACGACGGTATCGGCGGCGCCTTCGTGATCGCCATGCCGTACGTGAAGGTGTTCGGCGGCAGCGAGTCGGGCGACAAGGAAATCATCCGCCAGTACGACTTCACGGCGGCGCCGAATGCGGCCGGCACCGGCGCAGGCAAGTCGACCATCCTGCTTCAAGATACAACCTTGATTTAATAGCAACATGACTTTCGCCCGGCCGCGCGCCGGGTTTCTTTTTTGGCGCAAGCCACCCCAGCACCGGCCCGTCCGCTGTCTCCATTCGCGTGGAGCGGCGGGCGTGCGCGGGCATTTATCTACCACGCGAAGAAAGGTAACACCATGGAACTGAACACTACCACCCAAACCACCACCCTGAACGCTGCGGTCGCAATTGCGAGCGTGCCTGCGGCTGCCGCTGGCATCGACTTCGACGCGCTGGTCGCCACCGGCGCAGCGCCGATTGCGAAAACCCATACCGTACCGGTGCTGTTCGATGATGATGGCAACCAGAAGGCTGGCATCGAGATCGTCGGCAAGAACAGCGAGCAATACCGCAGTGTCATCCGCACCACCTCGGTCGTCGCCATCAAGCGCAGCCAGACCAAGAAGCAGCAGATCGACGGCAAGACCGACACCGGCGCCGGCCAGCTGTACGACCTGGGCGAGGACCGCAACCTGAAGATCGCTGTCGCCGTCACCGTCGGCCTGCCGGGCTTTGTTTCCGGCGGTCAGCCGCTGGCGGTCACCGAAGCGAACGTCACCGTGCTGCTGAAGAAATTCCCGACCTGGGTGGATAAGATCATCGCGGCGCTGGAAGTTGACGCCGATTTTTTGACGATCTAAAGCAGCAGCTCGTCGAGCACGCGGAGGCATCGCTCAAGCTGAGCGCGAAGCAGAAGGACGGCCGCACGCTGCGCTGGCACCTGGAGAAGGTGCTGGAGCAGACGGGCATCGCCCCTCCGCAATTGGACATCCCAGCAATCCCGCATGAGCTGGTGCACGTGTGGGGTTACTTCTGCGAGCTAAGCCGCAAACGCACCAACGGTGGCCTTGCCGCCAATCCCATCTCCGACGAGCAGATCATGGCGTGGGAGCGGCGCCAGGGCTTCTGCCTGACGCCGTTTGAAGGCGAGTGCATCGACGCACTCGATGAAGTTTTCCTAAGCAACCAGTAAGCCGCCCGCGAGGCGGCTTTTCTTTTGGGCCATCCATGACCGTTGATATCGCCACCCTGGGAATTCGGATCGATTCCCGCGAAGCGCTAACCGCCGCCCAGTCGCTGGAGCGCATGCGCGATTCGGGGGCGCGTGCCGAGCAGCAGGCTGCCAGCCTCGACGTGGTGGCGCGCAAGCTGTCGCAGGCGCTCCAACTGCTGGGCGTCGGCGCCGGCGTGGGCGCGATCATCCGGATGGCTGACGAATACGCGAAGTTCAATGCCCAGATCAAGCTGGCCACCCAGTCGCAGCGCGAATATGCCGCCGCCGTCGATGACGTGCGCCGTATCGCCAACACCGCGCAGCAGGATCTTGCCGCCACCGGCACCTTGTACGCGCGGATCGCCAACGGCACCCGCGAGCTGGGCGTGCAGCAGAAGCAGGTCGCCGCGATCACCGAAACCGTCAACCTGGCGCTGAAGGTATCCGGCGCCACGGCCGCTGAATCGGCGTCGGCGCAGCTGCAGCTGTCGCAGGCCTTCGCCTCCGGCACGCTGCGCGGCGAAGAGTTCAATGCGGTGAACGAAGCAGCACCGCGCCTCATGAAGGCGCTGGCCGACGGCATGGGCGTGCCGATCGGTGCGCTGCGTGAAATGGCGTCCGAGGGCAAGATCACCTCGCAGATCATGTCGAACGTGCTGCCGAGTGCGCTGCAGCAGTTGCGGGAAGAGGCGAAGCAGGTCCAGACCATTGGCGGCGCCTTCACCGTGCTGAAGAATAGCGTCATGGAGTTCATCGGCACGCAGGCTCAGGCCAGCGGCGCCGTCATGGCGCTGACGACCGGCATCGAAGCGCTGGCACGCAACCTCAACCTCCTGGCCGGCGTTGCTGGCACGGTCACGGCCGTCGCGGTCGTGAATTGGCTCACCGCCTGGACCGTGAAGACCTACGAGCACATTGCGGCCATTTACGCCCAGGTCGCGGCGGCCAACGCCGCGCGCGCGGCCACGATTGCCATGGCCGAGGCTGAGGTGGCGAGCACTGCCGCTACCACGGCCAGCTTGGCCGCCACCCAATCCGCTATCGTTGTCGCTCGCGAAGAGATGGTGGCTCGCCTCGCTGTAGCAAATGCGAACATTTCTGCGGCCCAGGCCACCATCGCCAATACGGATGCAAGCATTGCTCAGGCCCGGGCGGCAATCGCTGCGTCCAGCGCTGCCGGCGCACTGAGCACTGCGCTGCGTGTGTTGCGCGACTCGACCCGTGAGTTGAATGTGCAGGAGGCACTGCGCCGTGGCCTGCAAGCCGATCTGGCGATCGCCGAGCAGGCGCGCGCGGCAACGCTGGCTCAACTGGCCATCCTCGGCCAGCAGCAGACCCGCGTGAGTGCGCAGGTCACTGCCGCGACGGCCGCGCAAACGGCTGCTCAAACGGCGCTGACGGCCGCGAATGGTGCCACGGTTGCATCGGTCGGCCTGCTGAGCCGTGCCGTCGGCTTTCTGGGCGGGCCTGTCGGCGCCGTTATTACGCTGTTGGGCCTCGCTGCGACCGCGTGGTCGGTGTGGGGGCGTAATGCCGAAGAGGGCAACAAACAGGCTTCCGAGTCGTTCGATGAGGCCCATGCGCGGATCGTCAAAGGCTTGGATGAGCAGATTGCCAAGAACGAGCGCCTGATCCAATTGCAAAATGGCGGCATCAGCAAAACCAAGGCTGAGCGTGACCTGCCTATCGTGGAGCAGCTGAGCAAAGCCTCCAAGTTGCTTGACGACATCAATAGTCGCGCCGGTGATTTTGCGCCCGGCAAGGGCAAAAGTAACGACGACATCCTATTCGCCCGCGAGAAGGTGCTGAAGAGCATCATCGAACTAAACGAAAAGATGCAGAAGAGAGATGCTTCCGACGATGCCGCTGCTGCATTTGGCCCTGCCGCTCAAGCGCTCGCTGCGGTACGTGAACGCTTGACCGGCGTGAACAAGCAGTACCTCGACGACCTGAAGGCGCTAAAAACTGCTCGCGACGCGAACGCCATCGGCGAGAGGGAATACATCACCCTGGTGTCGAAACTGGCCACCGAGACCTGGAACGCCTCCGACGCCGGCAAGAATTGGGCTGCCACCAGTAAAGCGCAGGTCGATGCTCGCCTTGAGGCAATTAAGTCAGGCATCGCTCGCGAGAAGAATTTGCGCGACGAAGGTGTGGCGCGCGTGTCCGAACTGAACCGCCAAGGTTTGGCGTCCGACACGGAGGTGTTCAATGCCAAACATGCGGCTGCCTTGGCTGCTGGCAAAGATGCCGCTGCGGTTTTCGATGCCGAAATCGCCGCGCTGGCTGCATACAATGGCAAGGACGCGGCGGAACGCATCGCCAACAACGCCAAGATCAAGGATCTGGGTGCGCAGCGCACTGAAGCCCTGCGCTCGTCTCTGGTGGCCGCTGAGCAACTGAGCAACGCCTACGCTTACGACAAAGACAAGCCGGCGCGTGAAGCTGAGGCGACCAGCCGTAAAGAGATTCTCGCAATCAATGATCAGATCGACGCCACCGAGCGCCAGATCGCCGCCTACAATAAATTGCCTTCAGCCGTGACCACCGCTGCGGTTGCGCAACTGGAAGAGCAGAAGGTCGCGCTGGCCGGGATCGAGGGCAGCGAGAAAGCGATTGCTGACATTGACGCGAAGATTGCGGCATACGGCCGACTGGCGGCTGCGCAAACCACGCTGCAAGGGCTGGATACTGGTACTGACGTGGCGAAAGCCGAACAGCTGCTGAAGATCCTGCAAGCGGTGGATGATGCTGCGCGCCAGGCCGCGCAAGGCATGGAAGATTCGTTTGGCCGCGTTGGCGCCGCTATCGGCGGACTGACCACGGCACTCACCGGGTACGCCGTCCAGCAGCAAGCAATCACCGCGCAGCTCGCCGCAGTCAAGGCCGATCCGAAAAGCAGCGCGCAAAAAATCGCTCAGGCAGAAATTGCGGCCGCGAAGGCATCGGCGCAAGCGCAGATCAAATCGTACGGCGACATGGCAGGTGCCGCGAAGGGCTTCTTCAGCGAGAACTCGAAGGGCTACAAGCTGTTGGAGACGACTGAAAAGGCCTTCCGTGCTTACGAGATGGCCATGGCCCTGGAGTCCATGGTCAAGAAAATCTTCTTCAAAGAAGGCGAGGTGGCGGCAAACGTCGCCCTGAACGCGACGAAGCTCAGCGGTGAGGCAGCGACGACCGGCGCCTCGGTGGCGTTGGCGGGCACCGAGGCCAGCGCCTGGGGTATCACCGCCGTCGTCAAAGCGATGGCATCCCTGCCATTCCCACTGAACCTCGCCGCTGGCGCGGTGACCCTGGCCGCTGTGCTTGCACTCGGTGCCAAGGTGATGGGCGGAACGGGCGGCGGTGGCTTTGATGTTGCAAAGGATCGACAGGAGAAGGCCGGTACCGGGACGGTGCTGGGCGACGAGTCGGCGAAATCGGAATCGATCAGCCGCTCGATCGAGAACCTGGAGAAGTACGCCAACGTCGAGCTGAGCCACACCCGCGACATGCTCTCGGCGCTGGTCAAGATCCGCGACACCATCGGTGTCGTCGCGGCCATGGCTACTCAAACTTCCGGTCTGCGCGCTACCGCTTTGGACGAGAAAAAGTATGGGGTTGGCAGTTCCTCCGGCGTTCTTGGCATCGGCGCAAGCAGCACCACCATCCAGGACTCGGGTATCAAGCTGAACGGATCGCAGACCATCGGGTCGGCGATCAGTGGCGGCGTGGATGCTACCGGGTACGCGGACATCTTAAAGAAAAAGAGTGGGCTGTGGGGTATCGGATCGAGCAGCAAGACCAGC